CCTGTACCGCCAAATACACCGTTTTGGGCAGTTGATCCAGAAACAGGAAGAACTTTAACAAATCCAAAAACACAACAACCCTTGTTTCAAAGAAAGTTTATTCCTGCAAGACTAACAGATAATCCTTATCTATCGGAGTCAGGTGAATATGAATCAATGCTTCTCAGTCTTCCTGAAGTTGAAAGACGTAGGTTACTTGAAGGAGATTGGGATGTTGCAGAAGGGGCAGCATTTTATGAGTTCGATAGATCAGTACATGTTGTTGAACCATTTGAAGTTCCCTTTAGCTGGCCCCGTATACGAGCAATGGATTACGGCTACAGTAGCCCTAGTTGTGTCTTATGGGGCGCGGTAGATTGGGACGGAACAATCTGGGTATATAGAGAATTGTACGAAAAAGGACATACAGGAGAAAGCCTAGCAAGTCTTATTCTTGCTTTAGAGCATGATGATCCTCCTATGACGCAAAATGTTCTTGACGGGTCTTGTTGGTCAAAGCACGGCACAGGACCAAGTATAGCTGAAACAATGATCCGTAATGGTGCTAGATTTATACCAGCGGACAGAAATCGCATGGCCGGGAAAATCGAACTTCACAGAAGACTTGATGAAGACAAGCCACTAAGCTCTAAAGGTGGACACGGTTTGCGTATCTTTAGCACTTGTACAAACCTTATACGTACTCTTCCTACTCTGCCTTTGTCTCGAACTAATTCAGAGGACGTAGACACTAAAGCAGAGGATCATGCGTATGACGCCCTACGATACATGTGCATGACGCGCCAGACCGGCCATGTAACCAGTTCTATGTTCAATTCTATTAAACAACAACAGTCATTTGAACCCTCTAACGAAGTGTTTGGATATTAAATATGGCTAAGAAAAAAACTACTACGCACCACATTCCTTTTATGATTCATTCTTTTGGTACAAGCTTGAACAACTTTAACTTCAATCCTTACGATACGGGTGAAGAAAGACCTTATCCGTATAACGATACCAATTACACAAAAAAGAAAACTGATTCTGCTGTTCCTAGTGCTGAACTGGATGCTGCAAGAATGGAAGTACTGTATAAGAAGTTTGATTGCTGATTATGGTAGGTTTCGTAGAAAAACAAGTTAAAGGATACGCATCTGGTGGTGGTGTTTCGTTGTTAGATACTGATAGTTTTGGCAAACAATTAAAAGAATTAAAAACACTTATTATTGATCCTTATCTTGATAATTTAGGAGAAAGTGAATTTAATGATACAGTAAAGAAAAATTTGTTAGATAAAGCACTTAGAACTCCTGACCAGATTACTTTAAGAGAAGCTTCTATACTTTCTTTAATAAAAAGAGGTATAACAATAGGTAATCCAGAATATCATAATGATTTTGTTAAAGAGGGTGTAAAAGAAGGAAGTGATTACGTCAAAGAATATGAATTAATCAGAGATCATTTTAAATTGGTTTCTAAACCAATTAATATTACAGGAGATAAAGCATCAGGATTTAGTCCTACTCCTGAAACAATATTAAACAATTTCAAATCTTTTACAAGTCAAGTTTTAGAACGACAGGAATTAGACAATGTTTTAAAAGGAGATGGTTTTCAAGAAAAACTTGACTTAAATACTTTTCTTGGTCTTCAAGATATGGCAATAGATGAAGAAGACCCTATACCGCTTTTAGGAGAAGGTAAAAAGGCTCAAAATTTTAAAACTTACTGGAACTCTATGGAAATAGGTCTTAGAGAATCAGCAGGAAAAAAACAAAAGACTTTATTTCATTGGATTACTAGAGGATTGTCTGATCAAGCAAGAGGGCAAAGTAGAAAAGCAATCCATTATCCTTTAACTTTAGACGAATATTCTACTCTTATGAGCAACATTATGGAGGGAGTAGATAACGCTAATTTTAAAAAGGGTGGTTTAAAGATAAATGGAACTAAAAAACAAGTTAAATCTGCTATTTATATTAACAGTCAACTGCCCATACGAGCAACACACTTATTAAATATTCTTAGCAGTAAACCTGAAGGAGTAAGTATCGCTCCTTATTTAAATGATGATTTTACACAAATTGTATTTCCCGGTTCACAAGGTAAGAAACAACAAGGAACTATACGATTAACTACTTCTCAGCAAAATATGTTTAAAGATTTAGCTTTTCATCAAGGAAAACGAAGAAAAGGTAAAGTATTTGGAAATTTAACAACACAAGATGTTACTAAAGTAATGAAGAAAGTAGCTGGTCCGTTAACAGACGTTGGAAGTGAGTATAATCGAATTTTAGGAAGAAAAGCAGATGATCATTCAGTTTTAAGAAAAATAGGTGCTTCTGTTATTGCATACAATACTGATATTGAAGATCAAAATGGTTCTAAAATTGATAAAAAAATAGTAGCAGATATGCTTTTAGAACATGCTGACAGTCAAGGCAGTAACGTAACAACTAAAAGCTATATAAGAAGTTTCTCCAGAGTAACGCCTTTTGAAATTACAAAACAATTTGAAAATAATCTAGGAGTTCATTTAGGAGTAAATAATAAAGGTCAGATAGCTGAAAAATTAAACATAAAATTTAAACCTCCTGATGATGCGCCATCAGAACCAGTAAAATCTCCTACTCCTCTTATAGATAATGTTGACAGACAAGCTATATCTGATGCTGATGAATTTCCTGTACCATTACGAGAAGCCGAATCTGATTTTGATTTAGGTAGTGGTGAAGGAGCTACATCTAACGATAAAATAAAAGTTGCAACCGAATTAAATAAAACAGATAAAGTTTTTGAAGCTTTAAAAAAGATAGCTCCAGAACTTGATTTAGAAAATAATTTAGATGATAGAGAACAGGCTCAACTTTTAACAACTATTTTAACAGGCCCAGATCATAATATTAAAGATAGCAAAGGATTATCAGCTTGGCTTGATACCAACGGATTTTTAAATGAAAAAGGTCTTATGGAACCTAGTTTAAGGTATCCTGATATGTCTTCAATGTTAGAAGAAGCTAGATCAAAAGCAGATTTAGCTTCTAAAAGAATAAAGGAAGGCGTTCATAAAGGCAGAGTCGATTTTTCTAGAAGAGATAAATTAAAACAAATTTATAAATTACTTGGTAAAATACCTAAAAGTGCAATTGCTGGTCCTGCTGTTTTAGGTGCTGATGTAGCACTTGAAATGTTAACTTCAGCAACGCCTGTAGCAAAAGCAAATATGCCTTTACCAGAACGTCCTACTGTTGGTCAATTTGTTGATCAAAGTATTGACAGAAACCTTTTTCAACAAGAGATTGCAGACCTTCCACCTAGAGATGAAGAAGGATACTTAGCAGAATTACAAGACATAATTTCTCAAAGACCTTTATCAGAACGTGAAACGGATGTAGATGAAAGAAGTTTGTTTGAAGGATTACGAGACAAGTACATAAAACCTGATCCAGCACGTATTTCTACAGGTGCCGTAAGTCAATGGAGAAATATAGCTGAAACTGAGCCAACATATCAAGAAGGTGAACACAGATACACTGAAGAAGATTATTCTTCTTTAGAAGATGAACGAATAAGAAGTATTAAAGATATTGAGAATGCTGATTTAGAACGTCAAGCTAAAAATTATCAAGATCAAATGTCCGCTCTTATGGGCGAGTAAATTTAACTTTACACAGAAAAAAGGAATAACATTATGCCATACGGAAACAAACAGATGTACGGTAAGGACTACATCATGAAGCAGATGTCCAAACAGGGCGAAGTTAGTGATGCAAATGAAAGTGCGCTTTACCGTGAAAAGGCTGAGTTTGATATGAAGATCAAGCACGGTGTTCTTATTGAGGATTTTGGTAAAAAGAACGGTGGAAAGCACGTAGACTCCAAAGTTCTTGGCAGTCTTGCCGACAAATCTCCTCATAGCTAATGTCGTCGCTTGGTGACATTTTGTACTTGTCGCCGTTCAACAACATATGTATAGAAAAATAGTACGAAAGTAATCTTAATATGGATGAATACGAAGAATATAGGCTGGTAGGCTTAGTAAAATCAAGGTTTATGGACGCTGAGACAGGGCGTAGACCTGATGAAGAACGCTGGCTTAAAGCCTATAAAAACTATCGTGGTATCTACGACTCTACAACACAATACCGTGATAACGAGCGTAGTAAAGTCTTTATCAAGATTACAAAGACAAAAGTACTTGCTGCTTACGGACAGATTGTAGATATTTTATTTTCACAGAACAAATTTCCTATCTCTGTGGAATCTACACCTGTTCCTGAAGGTATTGCTGAGTTTGCTCATCTTTCACAACAACCTCAACAACCTGAAACTGAAGACCCTTACGGTTTTCCCGGTGACGGCAGAGAGCTTTTGCCGGGTGCTACACAAGCTACTCCGCTTGGTGGTTTAAGTGAAAAGTACGAAGGAGCTAATTTAGAAGAGGGTGTAGCTAAAGTTCCTAATCAACCTCAAATATCTCCATCAAGAGAATCCGCACGTTATATGGAGAAGTGCATTCAAGATCAACTTTTAGACACTAACGCAGTAACTATTATGAGGCACTCGTTGTTTGAGTGTTCCTTATTAGGTACTGGTGTTGTAAAAGGACCGTTTAACTATAGCAAGACAGTACACAACTGGGCAATTCCAGAAGAAGGTAGTCCTGAAGACGAGAAACAATACCAGCCTTACGAAAAGACTGTTCCTCGTTTAAGCTCCGTTAGCTGTTGGGATTTTTATCCTGATCCTTCTGCTACCTCTATCAATGATTGTGAATATGTTATCGAAAGACACAGATTTAACAGGGAGCAATTACGTGATCTTCTTAACCGTCCTTTATTCGATGAAGATGCTATTAAGCGAGTTCTTGAGGAAGGTCCAAACTATCAAGAACGCTATTTTGAAAGTACTTTGTACAATAATGAAAAGGATACTACTAATGAGAAAAACCGTTATGAGGTATTGGAATACTGGGGTATTATGGATACGGCACTTGCACGAGAAGCTGGCCTCGAAGTATCGGAGGATTCGGGACGATCTGTTCAGGTAAATGTTTGGGTTTGTGGTGAAGAAATTCTTAGAATAGTTTCTAATCCATTTCTTCCTACTAGGCTTCCGTACTACTCGTTTCCGTTTGAACTTAATCCTTATCAAATTTTTGGTGTAGGTGTTGCGGAAAACATGGAAGATAGTCAACTGTTGATGAACGGTCACGTAAGAATGGCTATTGACAATCTTGCTTTAGCTGGTAATCTTGTTTTTGACATTGACGAAGCTCAACTTGTACCGGGACAATCTTATGATGTGTTTCCCGGTAAAGTTTTTAGAAGGCAATCTGGTGTAACAGGAACAGCTATTAACGGCATCAAGTTTCCTAATACTGCTGGAGAAAATATTCAGATGTACGACAAGGCAAGGCAACTTGCTGACGAACAAACTGGTATTCCAAGTATCATGCACGGGCAGACAGGTGTTACAGGAACAGGAAGAACTGCTGCTGGTTTAAGTATGCTTATGTCCAGCGCAGGATTAAGCATCAAGACTGTTATCAAGAACATTGATGATTTTCTTCTCAAGCCTCTTGGAGAATCGTACTTTCAATGGAACATGCAGTTCAATACTTACATGCCTGAAATACACGGTGACCTTGAAATTAAACCAAGAGGAACAAGCGCAGTAGTTCAAAAGGAAGTACGTAGTCAGCGTCTTACTACGCTTCTTCAGACTATTTCAAACCCAATGCTTGCTCCGTTCATCAAGATTCCAAACCTTATAAAAGAACTTGCTATCAGTCAAGATATTGATCCTGATTTGCTTGTTAACGACGTAAATGACGCAGCTATTTTCGCAGATATTTTGAGAGGTATAAATGCACAACCAACAGGCCAAGAACCTTCTCCCGCTGGTCAGCAACCCCCAGCTATGGGAGCCGCTGGAGGAGTACCTCAAACAGTTGGCCCAAATGATGCAGCGGCAACTGGTGGTGGCGGAATCGGAATTGGAGATGCGCCGATTGCAGGGGAAGCTGGCTTTGCTGGAAACACTGATCAGCCTCAAGGTGTCGGTTGAAGCAGATTCTAAATGGAAAGGTGATAAGTAACTATGGCAGACCCTAACATATATCCTTCGTATTTTGATACATACAGTAAAGTAAAAAATAGACCTTTTATGAAAAGGAAAAAGGGTGATGTTATGAACGTCGCTCCTGATATGTCTGCTACACCCGGCTACGTTGATCCTAGTCTTCCTCTTACTAAAAAATATGTTACTGGACCGTTAAAACAAAAATCGTTTGTTACTGCACCTACTCAAGAACAAAAAGATGCAATGTACAAACCTTATTCAGAACCACGAAAGGAAAAGTATACTGATTCACTTTTTCCAACTTTACCGTCTGTTTCCGGTATTAACCCTTATTTTGACTATGAAAAACTAGATTGGCAAAAATCTCTTGATTTGCTTGGTCAAGAGTTTCTTGGAACTGAAAAAGGAGGAACAGGATTTTCATTAAAAACTCCAGAACAAGGAGCTAACTATAGAACTGTTACGTGGGATGACGCTGGGTTTACTGCTCCTGATCAAGGCGTTACGGTAGGAGAACAAGAAGAAATTTATTTTAATCCTACTACTAGGCAAGTAGTAAGAGCGCCTCACGAAGGATTCATTGCTCCTGAAGGTTGGGTTTCTTTAAAGAATATTAAACCAATTGCTCCTGATGTTCCTGAAGATTTTGCTAGAGGTCCAGAGCCTGCTAGATACATTACAAAAAGAGAACCTTATACCTATGAAGACTATGAAGAATATGGTGAGGGCGATTGGGGAATGGTCGAGAAGATTGGATATCAAGACATAAATTATGATAATCCAGCGTGGACAACGTGGTCACAAACGCCTGATTCAATTAGAGAGGGATATGAACAAGAGTTAGCTGAATTTGAAGAAGCTATGAGAATATACGAAGAAAGACAAGCTCAAATTGACGAATTTGAAGATTTTACACCTGAGTTTGGCTTACAATACGACCCTAGTTCAGCTATTGATCCCGGTAATTTGATGGATCAAGCTGTACGTCTTTTTCAACATTTCGATGTTCCTATGAGAATTGATCCTATTAGTGGTAAGCTTGTTATCAATAACAGAATGATTAACAGTATTCAAGATTTAAGAAACGAACATAGAAAGCTTGTAGGTCAGACAGGATCAGGAACTTTTGATGTACCAGTAGGAATGGACCCAGCATCATTTTATAGAATGAATTTGTTTACTGGTGGCGCAAGTTATTATTATGATTTAAAAACTTTAGCTAATCCGTATGGAGATGTTTGGGCTGGCACTATTGATCCTGAAGAACCTGTTCTTCCTCAAATAGTACAAGTTGTACAACAACAGGAAGAAGATACCTCTACAACCGACGATGGTGATCCTGATCAAGATGAACCAAGCGAAGAAGACACTGGTCCTGATGTTGGCTCGGCTGGAACAGCAGAAGACGTAGGAGCAGACGACGAAGACAGCGGAGGCCCCGGCGGCGGCGGCGGCGGGGACGAAGCGGATGATCCAGCGGGTGAAGATGTTGGAGCATAATATCTATATACATATAAAATTTATACTAACCAAAAAGGAAGAAATAAAATGGCACTAATGGACAGACCAGAAATGATGAATGCACCGCCAGCGCCCTTATTAGAAGGGGATGCTTTAGAACCGGGAATGGTGAATGAAGCTGAAGGTGCTTTACCTGATGAGGGTGTAGCATCTATGGAAGACGATGTTTCTGCTACTGCTAAAGAAGGTGATTTTATCCTTCCTTACGAGACTATTCTGTTTGTAGGATTTGAAGAAATAAACAATATGATTCTTGAAGCTGCTTCTGCTGCTGAACAGGATGATATACAAGTAGAAGAAATTGATCCACAAGATGAAGTTCCTATTCAAATCTCTAATTATGAATATCGTGTTCCTCAAGAACTGATTCCGTACATAGGAATGGACGTTTTGAATGCTTTACGTGAAAAAGGATTAGAATTTAGAGCGCAACTTGAAGCAGGAAGAAATGACGGGTTCATGGAAAGACCAAGCGAGGATGTTGAAGGTTTAGGTGCTGCAATGCCTGAAATTCCTCCGCAAGAAGAATTGCCTGAAGAAGCACTAGCTATGCCTCAACAAGCACCAGCTATGCCTATGATGAAAGGCGGTGGATACGTTCCAATGCAAGGTGTTGGTAATGTGGACAATCCCGGTTTTAACAATCCTTTACAACCTCCTACAAAGACTATGGAAAAACAGACTTTGGATATGAGAGGTGGAGGTCTTGTAAAAAAAAAGCCTATAAAGATGGTGATTTAGTAGCTCAAGATAAACCTCTTTTTATTCCAAGATTTAATTATAGATACGGATCAAAACATAAAGCACCATCTGAATCTAGACCTTTTAGTACAAAGAAAAATAAATATGATGTTAGTGTAGGAATTAAAATTCCTGTAGGAAAAGGAAGTATTCAAGGACAAGCAGGAAGATCGTCTGGAAAAGAAACATTTAAAGTTAATGATTATGAAGAAACTGTAAAACGTGCTGTAAATAGTTTAATGGCAGAATATAATGTACCTTCTGATCGTGAAAATGATGTTGAAAAATTGTTAATAGAATATGTTAAAGGAAATGAAAATTTTACTAATGCTTGGTTTAAATCTAAAAGAGAGGGAAGTTCTTTAAAAGGCAGATTAGGTTTAAAATTTTTAGAAGACGGTACTTTAGATTTAGGTTTTGAAAAAGAAAATCCATCAGGTCAAAAAAAGTATGATTTTAATGTTGGTAAAAATTTTGGAGATTATTTTGGTAGCGTAGGTGCTGAAAAAGTAATGCCACCACACGGAAAACCTAAAAATACGTATCGTGCTGAATTAAAACGTAAATTTCTTAATAATCGCGGAGAAGCATCTATAGGAGCTTCTACTTCTGGAGGAAATAAAGAAGGTTATGCAAGGTTGAAGTTAAAATTTGATGAAGGAGGATTTGTGGAACTACCTACTGACATAGAAAAACAGTTAGTCTCTGTTGAACACAATCCGGGTTCTTGGAAAACAGGTGAATTTGAAGAGAAAGAACTTAATGTTGATATTATGGACATACTTCCAGAATCAGTTTTAGATTTAAGAGTTAAAACAGAAAAATTTGGAGATAAAACTCTAAGAGATTTAGGCGTAAAATACTATTCTGAATTATCTCGGTTAGGTGGTCAAGCATTTAAAGGTGGACAAAAAAAGTGGGATAAAGATTATTTAGGTACAGATTCTATTGATCTGGGAAGATATAACGATCCTGATGTTACTTGGATGGCTGGTGAAATTCAAAAAAGTTTACCTAATAAATTTGGTAGAGTTACTGCACAAAATGATAAATTTCATCATGGTTCTTATTATGATGATCGAAAAAAAGCAGGGAAACCACCCAGTAGACATCTAAGAGGAACTAAACTTGATTTTACATATAAAACAAACAAAGTAAAAGATTATAAAAAATATACGAAAGACCTAATAAAAAAACTTAAAAATAATTACGGTCTTGAAGAAAACAAAGATTACTTAATCACTAAAGACTTTGAACATGGTACTGGAATACATGTTGATATAGGATTTACTGATAACGGACTAAAAAAGATAAACACTATGCGTTGGGCTGCTGCAAGAAAAAATAAATAGCGCACAACCGACACATAACATAGATAAGACTGAAGAAAGTCTTTAAACGGAGCGGCTACCCGATACAATATTGGCCCCGCTAATTAACACTACTCCTCTGAACGGCTACCCGGCTACGTGTCGGCCCCAGAGAAAAAGGAGATAATAAAAATGACCGATGATACTACACAAGAAGAAGAATTACTAGAGCCTACCCCATATGAAAATGAGTACAGGCGAACATTGAGCGAACCAGATGAAGACGAACTGGACCCCGCTGTTGAACAAGCGGCTACTCCTAGAAAGTCTGATGGTGTAATTCAAAAAGAGGAACACGACTACAAAAAGCGTTACGACGATCTCAAGAAACACTACGATTCCAAACTTAACGAATGGCGTCAAAATCGAGAGATTATGGAAGCAAAGCTTAAAATGGCTGAACAACCTGTTAATGTTGCTCAAGAGCTTCCAAAGACACGGGAAGAATTAGATACTTTTAGAGATCAATATCCTGATGTCTACGATGTAGTTGAAACTATCTCTACTCTTAAAGCACAAGATAAAGTAAAGGAAGTTGAAGATCAACTTGAATATCTAAAAGAAAAAGAAGTAGAAGCTGAAAGAATTACTTCAGAAAAACAACTTCTTGCACTTCATCCAGATTTCAACGAACTTAAAACTGACGAAAACTTTATCAACTGGCTTGAAGAACAACCTGAAAGTATATCTGATGGTGTGTACCACAACAGTTCAGATGTAAAATGGGCCGCTAGAGTAATTGATCTTTATAAAGCTGATATCGGTCAATCAAAGTCTACTCGTTCTAATTCTAGACAGTCTAATGCACAAGCTGCACAAGCTGTTACAAGAACCAGTAAAGGTTTAGAGCCTTTAGGTTCTGATAAGAAAGTTTGGACTATTGAAGAAATCTCCCGCCTCAAACCGTGGGAATATGAAAAACTAGAGAAAGAGATTGACGCTGCTGCCCGTGACGGGCGTATCGTTGACTCAATTTAACATTTAACCAAAAATCAAAGGAGAAGCAAAATGGCTTTTACTCGCGCTGGTGGGTATCAGAATTTACCGTCTGGTAATTTTGTACCTACAATTTACAGCCAAAAAGTTCTCAAGTTTTTCCGACGCGCATCGGTAGCTGAAGCAATCACCAATACCGACTATGCTGGTGAAATTGAGAATTTTGGCGATACCGTGAACATCATCAAAGAACCGTCCATCACGGTCCGTTCTTATGCTAGAGGTTCGACGGTAAATACGGAAGACTTGTCTGATGACCAGATTCAACTGGTTGTCGATCAGGGCAACTACTTTGCCTTTAAGGTCGATGACATTGAAGAGCGTCACAGTCATCTTAACTTTGAATCGCTTTCCACTTCATCGGGTGCTTACTCGCTGAAGAAAGCGTTCGACTATAATGTTCTCAAGAACATTTACGACAATGCCGCTGCTTCCAGTGGTACTCTTGCAACGCAAGGCACTTCCGCCAACACTGGTGATGAAGTTGCTAATCTTGTTGCACAGGCTGCTCGTAATCTTGACGAAAACGACGTTCCTGAAGAAAATCGTTGGCTTGTGGCACCGCCGCAGTTCTACGAAGTTCTTAGAGGCGCTTCGTCTAAGGTTATGGACATGTCGGTCACGGGTGGCGGTTCCTCGCCTCTCTTGAACGGCAAGGTAACTGCCCAACAGTTGCATGGTTTCGACCTGTATCAGTCCAACGCTATTGCAGTTGGTTCTACGGGTTCTGCGGCTACGCACACGTTTGGTTCGTCTTCAACTTCCGGTCAGACGCTTATTCTGTACGGGCATAAGAGTGCTGTTGTTACGGCTTCTCACATTGCCAAGACAGAAGTGATTCGTGACCCTGACAGCTTTGCTGACATTGTTAGAGGTCTTCACGTTTTCGGACGTAAGGTTCTCAAGGGCAGTGGCACGGGCTTCAAGGGTGCGTTCAAGGGTTTGATGGACTTAGACAGTTAAGAGAGGAGTACTAGAAAATGGCTACTTATACTATTACAGGTGGTGGCAGCACTGGTATTACCTCAAATGCCGTTGATGTCAAACTACTTAGCGTGGTCGTAGATTTTAGCTCTACGACTAACGCTGCAAACGATGTGTTTGAGTGCATCGAACTTCCCGCTAACACCTACGTTGTTACTGCTGGTCTTGAAGTTATGACCGCTGATTCCGCTGGCAACAGTGGCACGGTTTCGCTTGGAGATGGCGATGATGTGGATCGTTACGTTACCGCTCAGACTATCGCTAACACCAACCTTGTTCCTATTCGCGCCCAAGCTGGTGCAGGGTCGCAAGGCACTACTTCTATCGGTTACGGTAACTATACCTCTGCCGACACTATTGACGTTGTTGTTGCTACGGGAGCCATTAACGCGGTTGTGCGTGTTTGGGCTATCGTTGCCGACTATGACGGTTTAGGTGATAACGAATCTCAGAAGGTTACGTTCGCCTAAGTTACATGTTGTTGTGGGGGAGATTAATTTCTCCCTCACACTTCATTCCTTTTTATTTTTTTAAAACAGCATGGATAAAAAATGGCTACATTTCTATCACTAACGAATAGAATACTTAACGAGCTAAACGAACCTGAACTTACATCAGGTAATTTTACGAGTTCTAGAGGTATTCAGACTATCGCAAAGAACATGGTTAATAAAAGTGTTCACGATATCTACAATTCTGAAGTAGAGTGGCCTTTTATACATAGCGATAAGACTGATTCTCTTACTGCTGGAACACAAGAATATAGCTTTCCTTCTGATGCTAGAAAAGTTAAGATGGGTACGTTTATTCTTATTCCAACTAATCTTATTACAAACGGCACGTTTGACTCTAACATTAATTCTTGGTCTACAACATCTGGCACTCCTGCTCATTCATCCGGTGTTATGAGACTTAACTCCGCTGGTGCAGAACAGTCATTCAGCACTGTAGTAAACAAACAATATGTTTTAAGATGTCGTACATTTGGAGGCGATATTACTTTGAACATAGGAACAGGTTCTGGAGGAACTCAAATAGACACACAAACATTAAGTGTTGATGATTTAGGTGATGGGCAGTATCATGCTATTAAGTTTGCTGCTACAACAACTACAACATATGTAGGTTTTGTTAACTCTGCATCTGCTAACTACGATGTAGACAATGTTGAAGTATCTGAAGATACGCCGCCAAGACAATTAAAATTTCTGTCGTATGAAGAGTGGTACGATAAGTTTTCAGCTAGAGATTTAGACCCTACTCAAAAAGAACAATTTGGTACTCCTGAGTATGTGTACGAAACATTTGACGATAAGTACGGTCTTAGTCCTGTTCCAGACAGAAGCACTTTAAGCGTAAGATACGAGTACTACAAAACTCACACTGATTTGGATGCACACGACGATACTCCTGATCTTCCTTCACGATATGACGATGTAATTGTAAACAGAGGAAAGTACTATCTTCACATTGTAAGAGCTAATATGCCCGCAGCCCAATTATCTGAAAAAGATTATAAAGAAGGTTTATCTAGAATGAGGGTTGAACTTATTAATAAAAGAAATTATATATTTGCGTCAGGATTACATATCTAATGACACAACAAATTACTTCCAGTATTGTTACAGTCAGTGGTGGACTTATTCTTGATCAAGACGTTTACTCAATGCCGCCGGGAGCGGCTTCAATTTTAAATAATTTTGAACCGTCAATTCTTGGTGGGTATAGAAGACTTGAAGGAACTTCAAAATATTCTTCTTCTCAAGTAAACGGTAGCAACACTGTTCAAGGTGTGTTTGTTTATAATGATCAAGTATTTGCTATCTCAAACGGTACATTAGCTCGTAGCGCAGGAAGTTCTTGGACAAATCTTGAAACAGGTCTTAATGCAAGCGGAAGGTACATGGGAGAAAGATTCAATTACGAAAATACGGAAAAACTTATTCTTGTAAATGGAGCAGATAATCCTCGCGTTCTTACTGGAAATACTGTTGCTACAATCACTGCAAGTGGTGTTCCTACAGATGCTCAACACGTAGCTTCGTTTAGAAGCCATATGTTTTATGCAGGAATGTCTTCAAATCCGCAAGAAATAGTTTTTTCTGCACCGTTTAATGAAGATGATTTTCAAGCATCGAATGGTGCTGGTTCTATTAAAGTTGATGATAATGTAACAGGATTAAAAGTTTTTCGTGATAACCTTTTCATCTTTTGCCAAGATAGAATATTTAAGCTTACAGGAAGCGGATTAGCTTCTTTTGCTATCGAAAATATTTCTAGACATATTGGCTGCTTAGATGGATTTAGCATACAGGAGATAGGAGGTGATCTAGCGTTTCTCGGTCCTGATGGTATTCGCACAGTGCAAGGTACTGCTAGGATTGGCGATATTGAATTAGGTTCTATTTCTAAACCTATTCAAAGAAGATTTGAAGATGTTATATTAGACAGAATTAGTTCTGTTGTTATAAGAGAAAAAAGCCAATATCGTTTATTTACTCCTTCAACAAACGGCATTGAAAAAGCAGCAAAAGGTATTATAGGTGTTATTAAAGCAACTCCTCAAGGTGGTATAGGCTGGGAATGGGCAGATTTAAAAGGAATTAAACCTTCTTGTTGTGATTCTTATTATATAAGTAATGATGAAGTAGTTGTGCATGGCGGATATGATGGCTATGTATATCAACAAGAAAGCGGTAACACTTTTGCAGGAACTAATATACGAGCATCTTATCGTTCTCCTGATCTTACATTAGGTGATGCTGGTATTCGTAAAAATATGCAAAGAATAAATGTTAATTATGATTCAGAGGGTGAAGTAGACCTTATGTTAGGTGTTAAATTTGATTTTGAGAATGCTGATATTCCGCAACCAGCAAATTACAATCTTACTACTCAGGTTTCACACGCTTTGTATGGAGGAACAACGTATGGTTCAGGAGTTTATGGATCAGAAGGTTTCCCAATCGTTAGACAACCTATAGAAGGAAGTGGATTTACAGCAGTTGTTAAAATTGATGATACATCAAGCAATCCACCTATTACATTAAAAGGTTTTCAATTAGAATTTACACCGGGAACAAGGATGTAGAAAAATGGGTACAGCTTATTCAGCTAGACAAAGTAGTTACACACAAGGCGATACTATTAATGCTGATGATTCAAATGATGAATTTGATGCTATTTTAGCAGCGTTTGGAACAAGTGGACACTCACATGATGGTACTGCCGGTGAAGGTGGAGCAATTGCTAAACTTTTAAGTAATACTCTTACGTTTGGTGCTGGTACTTCTGGAACAGATATTACCATTACGTTTGATGGCGAATCAAACGATGGTGTTCTTTACTGGATGGAAGATGAAGACTATTTTAAATTCTCCGACGATATTCTTATTAATTCTACAGAAAAGATTATGTTTGGAGATACTGCTTCGTTTATTCATCAAAGTTCAGATGGTGTTCTTACTATCGATGGTGAAGCTACTATTGATCTTAACGCATCTACAGCAGTTCTTGTAAGTAATGATTTAAAACTTAACAGCGATGCCGCTGTATTAGGATTTGGTGCAGATAATGATGTAACACTAACCCACGTTGCTGATACTGGATTACTGTTAAACAGCACAATGGCTATTCAGTTTAACGATGCTTCTCAATATATCAACGCTCCTTCTGCTACTGTTCTGGATATAAACGCTACAGATGAAGTTGAAGTAAATGCTACTTTAATGGATGTAAACGCTAACCTTGATGTAAGTGGCACCTATACTGGCGGTGGTTTGATGACTACTGGAGGTAACATTGTTATTCCTGATGGTGGTAATATTGGTTCTGCTTCTGATACGGATGCCATAGCCATCTCATCTGGTGGTGTTGTTACTTTTAGTCAAACGCCAGTATTCAGTTCAGATTTAACACTTGGAGATGATTTATATCTTGATAGTGATGCAGCAGTAATTCATTTTGGTGACGATGGTGATGTTACCTTAACTCACGTTGCTGATACTGGGTTACTTCTAAATAGTACAATGGCACTTCAGTTTAATGACGCTTCTCAATATATTAATGCTCCTTCCGCAACTATTTTAGACATTAATGCTACAGATGAAATCGAACTGAACGCAACTTTGGTAGATGTTAATGCCAACCTAGATGTAAGCGGAACTTACACTGGTGGTGGTTTGATGACTACTGGCGGTAACATTGTTATTCCTGATGCTGGTAATATTGGTTCTGCTTCTGACACAGATGCAATAGCTATCTCTAGTGGCGGTGTTGTGACAATGAATCAGATACCAGTATTTAGTGCTGGTATCAATGTTTCAGGCGGTACAATTGCTGGTACACTTGCTACAGCGGCTCAAGGCAATGTTACTTCTCTTGGAACACTCACAACTCTTACGGTTGATAATGTTATCATTAATGGAACAACTATAGGTCATACTTCTGATACTGATCTTCTAACTCTTACAAGCGGTGTTCTAACTGTAGCTGGTGAATTAGATGCTACAACACTAGATATATCAGGTAATGCAGATATTGATGGCACAACTAATCTAGATGCCGTTGATATAGATGGTGCTGTTCAAATCGATAATACAGTTACTGTTGGTGTAGATGATACTGGCTACGACGTTAAATTCTTTGGAGATACGGCTAGTGCATACATGCTCTGGGATGCCTCGACGGATGATTTAATCTTAGGTGGAGCGGCTACGTTAGGGGTTGGCACAACAGCCCCAGACGGCAAAGTACATATTCACAACGCATCTGCTGGGTCTGTCACGGCCAATGCAAACGCAGATGAATTAATTATCGAAAATAGTGGATTTGCCGGTCTTTCTATTCTAACTCCGAATGATCAACTGGCAAGCATCGTTTTTGGTGATCCTGATGATAACGATGTAGCCGGAATCAATTACGATCACGGCGGCAACTCTATGCGATTTGTTACTAATGCCTCTGAAAGACTCCGCATAGATTCGTCGGGCAATGTTGGGATTGGCACCAGTTCGCCAGACTCTGACGCAAAATTTGACGTTAACGGTCAAGTTCTTGTGCGAAGCACTGGTGCTGGTGTGGATACGACTCCCGGCGGTCAATACGGATTTTATATCCAGCCAGATAGCGGTGGTAACGTCAATTTGATGTCGTACAGCGGCGGTGGCAGCACTAAACTCAGGTTTTACACCAACAGTGGTGCCGGTGTTGCTGCGGCAGAGCGCATGTCGATCAGTTCCGCTGGCGAGATTACAATGCCCAGCCAGCCCGCATTTTTGGCTGAACTGACCACAAACCAACTTAGCATCACAGGCAACGGTACAAACGTAACCATTGTATTTAATTCGGAAATTTTCGATCAGAACGCAGATTACAATAACAGCAGTGGCATATTCACCGCGCCGGTAACAGGCCGGTATCGTTTTTCTGCCTCAGTTCGATGGGCTAATGATGGCGGCGCGACCCGATTCAACGTATTTTTGGTCACATCGAACCGAACCTTCGATCTCTCCGTATTGGGCACCGGGGCTGGCGGTGCTGCCGGAATGACCGCTGGAAACAGCGTGTTGTGCGATATGGATGCTTCGGACACAGCCTACATCGAAGTTGAGGCGACGGGAAGCGCCAGCGATGATGAGGGTGTTTACGGTGTTGGCGGATTGGTGAGTTGGTTCAGCGGGGAGCTAGTAGCATGATAAACTTGACACAAAGACAACGTGATGTTCTAGAGCATATAGTGGTCGATCCTGACGCATGGTGCGTGCATAATCTCGCCTCATGCGCGACCGAAATTGAGGCGGCAGCGCGGCTTGAAGCGAAAGTATCTCGCTGGGCGGCTGCCTACGACGAGGCTAAAGACAGTAGCGATTATTTAAATAGAGCGCAGCGCGATGCCGCTGCTGCCGCGCAACGGATATAGTTAAATAACGACATACTAATGAAAAGGAATTAAATTATGGCTGCTACAATTAAATGGCTAGTAGAAGCATTAGATTGTTACCCTACAAAAGATAGTAAGACTGATGTTGTTATGACGGTACATTGGCGCTGTAATGGGTCTGAAGAGAATGATAGTAAAACTTATTTCTCAACTCAGTATGGTGCGGTTGGTGTAACATATGAAGAGGGCGACCCTTTCATACCCTTTACAGATTTAACTAAAGATCAAGTTCTTGGTTGGGTCTGGCAAGAGGTAGATAAGGATGAAACTGAAGTTAACATCCAAAAAGATATTGACAATCAAATTAATCCTCCTATAATTCAGCCTAACCTACCGTGGTCTTAATAAAATTAAAAGGAGAAACATACGATGGTTAAAGACGTAAACAAAGATAACATCATTAATATTAACGGTACTCAGTACGACACTGATTCGTTTAATAACGAACAGAAATATGTAATTGCTCAGATCAGAGATTTGCAAGCTAGATTTGAAATTGAAAAATTTAAGCTTGATCAAACTCAAGTTGCTTTACAATCTTTCACTTCTGCTCTTCTTAAAAGTTTGGAAGAGAATAATGAAGAAGAGATTGTGTCTGAAAAGTTAGCATCGTAAAATAAAAAAAAAGAGGAAGTATGTTAGAAGAAGTAAAGACTGTTGGTGACGTTGTAGGGGTTGGATCGACGGTTGCTCTTTTAGCTGGTTGGCTTCCTCCTTTAGTTTCTGTGATTACTCTAATTTGGTTTGGAATTAGAATATACGAAACAGATACTGTTCAGAAGCTTTTAAATAAGAGATAAATTATGAGTACACCTCTTTTTGGAACTACTATGTTTACGGAGCCAGAACCTCCTAAAACTATTAATAAGCAAGTTTCATATCAAGAACAGGAACAAACGGCGGGCGGTGATCAAGAAATGGTCACTAAACAAAGAACAGAACAAGTATCTAATCCTGCTTGGCAGTCTTGGGATAAACGTAGATCAGATTTTAATGCTAATCTAACAAAACAAATGGAACAAGGATCAGGAAAAATTAACACTGATTTAGTTTCACAAATTGAGCAGTATAACTTAAATTCAAGTCAAGACGGTAAACCTTCTGAATCTAAAACTCAACCCACTCTTATTGATCCTAAAAGTTCTGTATCTCAAGTGTACTCAGGTCAATACGAATATCCTACTGAACCTGAACCGCAACCTGAACCTCAAAAGCCAGTAGAACCGTCTGAACCAGAGTTTATTGAAGAAGAATACGATACCGGAGAATTTGATGCGGCTGAGTACCTTAGACAAAATCCAGACATAGCTAATGATTGGTACTTTGGATCACGTCCTCATCTGCATTATCAAAGACACGGTAAAAAAGAAGGGCGTAAACATACTACCGTCAAAAAAACACGACAAGTAAAAAATCCTGCCTATAAAGGTATTTCAGGACCAAAAGAATCTGTTACAAAATATAAACCACCAACTAATACAGGGAATCAAAACGTGTCAGACACATCTAATATAAATGAAGTAGATACTGAACCAAAAGACCCTAGAGTTATTCAGCCAAAAACTAATGACCCTAATGTAATTAATAAACCAATTATTGATATTAAGGGTACTCAAGCTGTTGGTATTCCTAATATTATTACACAAACAGGTAAAGCTGGTAAACCTATTGTAGATGAAGATGGCAATGTTACAGGAATTGATACCAGCGGTATTGAGATGCTGTATACGCCTGAAGATCAAAAAGTTCAAACTAATGAACTTTTAAGGGGTCCCGGCGCACTATCAACAGGTAAGAGATTTCAACCGATTAAGTACCCACCAGTTTATCCTGATGTTGATGTCGGTAATAAAGGACTTTTGACGCGAAAACCAGTTGATCCTAATGACGGATCAAGAAAACCATCAACAGTAGATATTGGTGATCCTACTGCCACTACGTATACTGATGCTGTAGCTGATACGTCTGAGGCTTCTGTTGTTGATAATATAGAAAGAACGTATTCAAGCCTTCCTACTGCTGAAGCTGTACAAGGAAATATTACTTCTAAGGATGTCATTGATCCTAATCAGGTCGTAGACGAACGTACAAGAACAGAAATGTTTGAAAGAGGCAGTCTTGCTGAAGCTAAAACACAAGAACTAGCTCAAGAAGCTTCTACAGCTTATCAGATTGAAAAGTTAACTGAAGGTATTGAAACAGGCAAATTCCCACCGTGGGCGTCACCTACAGTTCGTAAAGTAAACGAACTTATGAACCAAAGAGGTTTAGGTGCTTCCAGTATGGCTGCTGCGGCAGTAGCACAAGGTCTTATGGAATCAGCTATACCTATTGCTGCTGATGTTGCTCAAAAAGCTGCAACGCTTCAAATTCAAAATCTTAACAACGAACAACAAACTGCTTTAGCTAACGCTGCTACTATCGCTGCTATGGATCGTCAAAATCTTGACAACAGAATGAAAGCTGCACAACAAAATGCTCAATCGTTTTTACAGATGAATCTAACAAATGTTGAAAACGAACAGGCTATGAACACATTAAATCATCAAAGTCAAGTGCAATCTTTATTCACTGATCAAGCTGCTGAAAACGCTAGAAAGCAATTTAACGCTACTTCTGAAAATCAAGTGAATCAATTTTATGATCAACTATCTACTTCAGTAGACTTAGAAAATAAAGCTAGAGATACTGCTAATCAACAGTTTAATTCAAATCAAGATTTAGCTGTAGCTCAATATAACTCTAAAATGAGAGATTCAAGAGAAAAATTTAACGCTAATTTAGCTTTACAAATTGAGCAGTCTAATGCTACGTGGAGAAGAACTATTAATACTGCTAATACAGCAGAGAAAAATAAAGCTAATCAACAAAATGCAGCTACCTTATTAGGCATAACTGTTAAGGCTCAAGAAGAAATGTGGCAAAAATTTAGAGATGATGCTGCACAAGCTTTTACAGCTACAGAGAATGCAAAAGCTAGAGCGCAACAAACAGCTTTAACTGTTCTTAATCAACAGTTTGAAAAAGAATTGGTAGACATTCAATTAAGTGCTGCTGATAAGAGAGCTACAGGATCATTATTAGGAAGCATTGCTACTACAGTTTTAGGTAGTGTGTTGAAAAATCTAGGTAAGGATTAGGTAATGTTAATTAACTTAACTAATAGAAGGAATACATTATGTGGGCAACCATAGCGACTATTGCAGCAAGCGCGATTATGAGTTCTATGAACAAAAAAGGTCAAGAATCCGGTCAAGGAAGAGAATTTACCGCTATTGATCGTGCTATAGATAGATCAGGACGACGGCGCGATGCTCTCACAGAAGAAGCAGGAACACCTTTTATTGAAAGACCGCAAGAAACTTTAGCAGAAGAAGTTGATGCTGAAGGTGATGTGTACGAAGAGCTTCAAGATATTTTAGGAGAAACTAATTGGAGTCAAGTTGCTAAAAGTATTAAAGGTCAAGTAAGTCCAGCAGTTATGCAGGCTATTCAAGATGATTATATAGAAAGCTTTAAAGAATTTAACGAAACCATTGATGAAGGTTCTGGTGACTTAGCTGCTGAAGATTATGAAAATTTTGATCATCGTTATTTTGAAGATAGATTTAAAAAAGAACAAGAAGACCCTTTAAAATTCTTTCAAGCTTTAAGTGAATATACATAAAAAAGGAAAGTGGCGATATGATTGAAAAATTTGATACTGATTTACTGACAGAATCTATACCGGGATCAAGTTGGGCGCTTGAACCGGGTTCATTACCAATGGATAAACCTCCAGCTACTGTAGATTTAAAAGAAGCGTTTAATACTATAGCTGAAGGTTTAAACAAAAAAAGAGTAAAAAGAAATCTTGTTAAAGCAGTTAGTTCTGGAGTTTCTATACAATCTATTGCTCAAATTTTAACAAAACAAGGAGTTAATGAAGGAGCTTTTAATCCTGATTTAGCTATGCTGTTAGATGTTCCTGTAGCTTTAAAAATATTTGAAATAGTCAGTCCTAAAGTATCTAATATTAAAATCTTTAATGAAATGTTAGAACTTGAAGAACCTGATGATGAAGAAATGATTTCTATTCAAGAAAAACTAGCACCTAAAAATATGTATACTGATCCTGAGACAGATGCAATAGATAGAAAAATACAAGATTCTTTAAAAAACATAAAAGAAGAAGACGCAGTTGAAGGTTTTATGCCTTTACCCGAAAAAGGAGTAATATAAATGGCTGGATTTATGGCAGGACTTGCTGAAGGTGTTAAGCAAGGTTTAGATAGACTTGAAAGACAAGAGGCTAGAGAGCAAGAGTTAGCTTTTAAAAAAGCTCAAGCTGCTTCAGCGGAACGGCGTTTTAAACTTCAATATGAAGAAAATAAAAAACAAACAGAATTTGCACGAAAAAAATATTTTTTAGAAAAAAGTATTCAAAAAAGAAAAGAACAAAGACAAGCTCATCGTGATTACATTGACGATGTAGTAGCAGGTCGAACTTCATTACCTGAACCTTCCTACACTATTAGAGAAAAAGAATCTCAAGTTACTGGAGAATTAGACGATCAAGAAGTTGGTCCTGAAGCTCTTTATGAAACTAATTACAGACCGGGAGATACACCTTATTTTGAAAATAAAAAATTTCAAGATGCACTTGATAACTTAGGTTATGATTACGAAAGAATAAAAAAACTTGTTGGTGCTAGAGAAGCAGAAGCACAACATAAACGTATTGAAAGTGAATATAAAACTTCAAACCTAAGACATCCTGATGTAAAAGATGCTATAGAAAACATGTCAACTGGTAAGATAGCTATGATTCCTGAGAATGATCCTTTTTGGTTAAGAGCAGGAAAAGTAAGTAAACAATTTACTTTTTCAAATATAAGAAAGGTAAATAATTTACGTAGAAAACAAAAGATAGCTGAAAGAGATCAAAAAGCTCTAAACGAAGGTAAAACAATTCCTCTTACTGCTGTTTATCCTGCATTTCGTCAGCACGCTGTAAATACCGATAATGAACTTTTATCGTCTCTTTTCGTTTTACCTATAATGAAAGACGGTAAAGTTCAACAATTTTTTGATAGGTCTATATTTAGTAAACATTCATCACAAATTACAAAAAATGACGAAGAGTTAATGGTTAAATTTATGACTATGTTAGATGGATCATTAGGAGATTCTAAAAGAATTTCAGAAGATAGTTATCAAAGATTAATTAAAACATTTAATTCAAGCCCTCGTTTAAAAAATGATATAGTTAAAACTTATATGCACTTTAATGAAAAACAAATTGAACTTGCTGGAGGAATGAGTGACGGCTATACTTTGGATGGTCGCCGTATTCTTAATCAATTTCAAAATTTAAAAAACATAGTTACTCCTTTATTACAAGATGGAAAAGTAGATTTAAGTAAAGATTTTCCTGATGGTTCTGAAAAAGTAGAAAATTTGAAGATAGCCAATAATTCAGGGTCTTTAGAATCAGGAGTTAGTCAACCAGAAGTAGAAGCAGAAATAGCAAAAAACACTCCTCCTACTAATTTTGATCAGGAAGGAAAAGATAATCCTGTATTTAATCCTCAAGTAGGGCCTACTGAATGGGCTATTCGTTTTGGTGTTAAAAATCAAAGAAATTTAGTTAGACACCTTAGCATGAATAGTCCGAAAGAAGTAAGAGACGCTATAACACGTATGCGTATGCAAGATTGGGGATCAAATATAGACCCAAATAATTACGAAGGACAGGAAGAAATACGATCTACAAAAGATGATCAAAAAAATATTGCAAGGTATTTAATTAAATACGCTAAGAAACATAAATTAAATGAAGAACAATTAAATCAACTTGCGGTAGGTTTAGTTACCGGTAATTTTGTTTATCATCATTCTGAAAAAGATGGTGTTGCCGGTAAAATACGTCAAGGATATAATGCTCTTGATGTAAAAAGCAAAGCTTATAAAGACATTCAATCCGCAGTACAAAATGCCGATAAGGGTATTAAAAATGTACAAGATTTAATATTTCTTTTTATGTCTAATGATAAATTAATGGATAATGTAATGTATAATGAAGATTATATAGAAGGAGGTCAAACCTTTAAATCTATGACTTCATTAACATCTGGTTTTGCAAATACTCTTAATGTTGCTTTTGGTGAAGCAAAAGAAATACTTCGTTTTCTTGACGATGATAAAGCAACATCTAAAATACTTAATACTGGAGGTATAGAATTTACTAAAGAAAATAGAGATAACATGGAAGGATATTTACAAACATATATGAAAGCTGCTAAAGATAATATAGAAAAAGAAACAAACAAGGATTTAATGAATGATAGGCAATTAGAAATATACTCACAAATACAGCTTCAAAAAGTAAAATTAGCATATACGTTAGCTGGTGTGTTTCAAGGAGGAAGTTCAGGAAGTAGAACAATTTCTGACCAAGATTTTAAGATTATTATGAGAGCTTTATGGTCGCCAAATGAACGTGTTGTAAGAGCTAATTTAAGAGAACTGTATCATTCTCTTCATTTTGCAAAAAGTGAATCAATAGCTGCACAAACTTTAAGTCCAGTAACAGGATTACACGTTAATGTTAGAGATGCTATGTATAGTTTTGGAAAGACTTTGCGTGAAGAAATAGAAAACCAAAATCTAAATCTTCAAATTCCTACAAAAGCAAACTTTGATAGTACAGCTAAAATAGTAAGTTTTCAAAGCCCGTTAGACCCAGATCAAAACATAACTTTTAATACTCAAGATTTTAATAGTTTAGTAAGTTCAGACGAAAAGCCTTTAACGGAACAACAAATTAAAGAGTATATGTTATATAAATATAGTTTATCTGGAACTGTATTGAAAGCTATGCACGCTATAAATTATGCAACAAAAAATATAGCTTACAGAGAAAATGAGTTATTCGGTACAGACGGGTATACTCCTGAAAAATATGAGCGTTTAGTAAAACTTTTCAATGGTGTTTATCGTAATAAAACCGATAAAAGTATAAATAATCTTATAAGAGGTCTTCCTCGCAGCCTCTTTCAACAATATTCTTTAGATAAAAATAAAATTTTCTCAGTTAATTGGGAAGATTTTAACGATATAGATTCTAAACTAAATAAAAAAATAGGTAGAATAGCTGATCAAGAGGATAGGGAATTTTTTACAGATTATTTTAATGAATTTCAAAACAAATTGTATAAAAGTAATATGCAGCAAATTTTAAATTTTAAAGCAGGACAAAGGAATTAAATATAATGGTGGATTTTGAACAAGAAATAGGCAATAAAGAAAATAATCAAAATGATTTAGATTATGCTTATTTTGAGACAGACAATTATAATTCTTTGCAAGCTCAAATTGAGAGGGCAAAGAGAAAAATGGATAACGATATCTCCGAAATATACGTTAACCGTAAAAGTCTTGAATCTTATTTAGATAAATCTACTCCTGAATCTAAATCAGAAAAGTATTTAGCTCCTGCTTTTAAACAAATAGAAGAAGGAGAACAATTAATATCAGATTTAACAATAGAACCTAGAGTAGGTGAAGAATTTTCAGGACACTATATCACTGGAACAGATGAACCGCCAGAAAGAGGTGAAAATATTATTGCAGTACAGATGGAAAATCTTTTTTCTGCATCACCATTAGAAAGAAGAAAAACTGAACAATTAATACGTGAAGAAGAACAAAGAAAACTTCAAAAACTTGAAGAATTTCCTTACCTTCCTTTTGTTAGACCTTCAGATGAAAAACCTACTATAGAAACTACGTTAAAAGAAGTTGGTTTAGGACATCTTTATCCAGAAGTGTTTCCAGAAAAAGGTTTACCCAGCCATTTCATATCTCCCAGTAGAGGACAGCTTAATCCGTTTGCAATAGCTGTAGATAAAGCTGTTGAAAAAGCCGAGAAACATCCCGGCAGCGCCGCAAGTAAAACTGCTATTTTTATAGAAAACGCCGTTCCTGAAACTTCTAAAGTTATACTTAACAGTGCAAAATCATTAGGTACTCCTCTAGTTGAATTAGGTGAACTTGCTTTCGATATATTAGATTTTTCTCATAAATGGGCACCAGTAGCTTTAGGTTATACTTTTGCAATTGATCCTTCAGATTTTAGTATAAAAATGGCTCCTCCTATAAGTGAAGATGAAAAAAGATACGGTATAAGTCTTTGGTCTGATATCAAAGATTTGGCGTATTATGATGATAAAAGATTTGGAGGATGGGATAGATTTGTAGAAAGAAATGACAAAATAAATTTAATGTCCAGAGCTATGCTTCCTGATAATTTTATAGCGCAAGTATTTGGTATGGCTAGATATGGAATGACAGAAAAAGAACGTAAATATGCTTCTGATATGTGGAAGTTTGTAAAAGATGCTGTAACTGTTCCTGAAGAAGAAATGACTGACTTTTATAGAGGTCTTTATGTTGCTGGAATGTTTGCCTCATTTGGAGGAGCAAAGTCTGCTCAAACTCTCGCCAATAGCTTTATGCGAAATGTTAAAAAAGCAAACATTATAAAAGACGTAGTTAAAGGTACAGGACAAAAATATCCTTCTGTTAGAATTTATACTGATACAAGATTGTACAAACAAGAACTTCCTGAAGAGGAAGCTTACTGGAATCGTGTATTTAAAATGCAAGAATTTAAAAGTGAAAATGTAAAAATGAGTATGATGTCAGACAATTTAATACATCAAAAATATAGAGAGATGCTTGCTTTACATGGCGATCCTAAAAAAGCAGCTAAATTTACTAAATCTATAATGCAGGATTACCATATGGGTATTGCAGCAATGGCATCAGCAAACACTGCAATGATGATAGAAAATTGGGGTCAAGGGGGAAGAGAACCAATCTCGGATTTATTCACACCTATTATGGATATAAATAGAGATGGTACTATAACACAAAAAGAAAGAAAGCAATTTAAAGAATCTCAAAACTTTTGGCCGGAAATATTTGGTATGGCTGGTGCTTTTGCGTATCCTACTATAGGTCAAAAATTTATAGGGAAAAATCTTGCAAGTTTATCTGCAAAATTAGGTAGCAGTAAAACATTAAGTGCTGTTGGAAATTTCGTTGCTCATGTAACTCCTGTTAAAGAAATGATAACAATATTAAAAGAAAAAGGAATATCTCCTTCAGACGCTATAAAAAATTCAACTAGAGCAGCATTGTTATACAGTAAAGGCTTTACAAAAGTAGATTTACAACAAATGCAACAAAGAGCAATTAGTGATGCAGCAAAAGCTTTAAGAATAAGAGATGAGTTAGCTGAAACAGGAGGATATGTTAAAAGTAACGCTGAAAGAGGTGCTATTACTGATCAGTTAAAAAACGACAACATTTTAAATAAAGATGGAAGTGTAAATAAATGGAGATATGCTGAAGAATACGCTAATAAAAATGTTAAAGCAGCACATGTAGATTATCTTAGAAATCTTCTTAAATACATAGACGAATTATCTGACGAATCTGTTGATGGAAAAGCAAGTCCTAGACAACGAATGTACAACTCTATTAAAACTTCATTTAAAGCACTTGATGATCTTGCAGAAAGAGTCCCATCTAAATTAGGTAATGTAGATTTCTTGTTAGGTCACATGCTACAACTAAATGTTATTCAAAGTTTAAAAAGCGTTTTAACTGAAAAAATAAATGCTAGTGCTATGTCAGGTAAAATGATAAGTAATTTTGCTTTAATACCTGATATTCAAAAATACGCGCGTCAAGAAGCTGATTTAATTAAAGGTTTATCTGAAATAGCTTTAACACACGGTAAATCTGTAGATGAAGTAGACAGACAATTCTATGATTCTTTAAAAAACATAACAAAAGCTGCTAATAAAAAATCAATAGAAACAAATAGACAGATTGAACAAATAATACAAAGAGAAGGATTAAATCAAACTGACATACTTACAGTTACTCCTGAAGAACGTAAAATAATAGACAAACTTTTACGAGTAGTTGTGCATGAACCAACTACATCTTCAGATAGAGTTAGTGTTACAGATTTAAGAGAAAATATCAGAAATTCATTTTTTGGTGAAGATGGTTTATATCCAAAACTTGTGACAAGTTCTAATGAAGCATACACTAAAGTTAAAACTGAAGCTAACAAATTAGACTTAAATATAGATATAAGTGAAGCTATAGATATTCTATCTGATCCTAAATTACCTAGTGGTGTATCCCAAGCATTTGCAAGTATATTAGGTAAAACTCCTGTAAGCTTAACAGTTCTTAAAAAACTTAAACAAACTACAAGTTTAAATACTATAGAAGAAATTACTGATGTAGTAGGAGATGATTTAAAAGAACAGATACGATGGTTAAATGACCATTTACTTAGGTCTGTTGATAATGAAGAAGCTATAAAAATAGCTGCTAAATTAGAAGTAGGTTCAACAAATAAACAATTACAATCAATTAAAAATGAATTAATTGAAAAAATACAAGAAAAAAATGCAGCGCCTTTTTCTGTTTCAATGCCAGATTTTGTAGAACTTAAAAGAAAGTTATCGGAAATTTCTAGAAAAGATTTAGAATCTGGAAAAACATCTAATCAAGATTACTATAATTTAAGTCCAGTTATTAAATCTTTAAGTGATAGTTTAGAAGAATATCCTGAATTATCTTCAAGTTTTAAAGAAGCTAATGAAAATTGGATGAAAACAATACTTCCTTTTAGAGATAATGATTCTCCGTTTTATAAAATTTTTATAAATAGAAATCCTGATAAAGGTAGAATTTCTTCAGAAAATCTTCTTTTAGAAATAATAAAACATCCTAATCAAGAAGCTACTCAAAGAGCTTATAATCAAATGACTAAAGATATGTCTGATGACGAAAAACAAGATTTAGCAAGATTATTTGTGTACAGCATGGGTAATGCAATTAATAAAAAACTTTTAAACGATAGACAAATAAATAATTTTATGTCTTCGTTTCATAATACTAATGAATCAGGATTCTCTATATTTAAAGGTACTGATGTAGAAGAATATGCAAATGCTTTAAAATCAAAAGGAAAATCAAGTTTAGTTGCAAACAAAGAAAATGAACAAGCTGTAATAAAAGCTTCATCAGCTATACGACAAGCTATTGATGAACTTAAAACGGATAGAGATTTAAGTGTTCCTACTAGATTAATTAATGAAATGCTTGGAACCGGTAAACAAGGAACAAAAACTGATATAGACCCTACTACTTTTACACAAACAATGTTAGGATTAGGCGATAGATCAACTACGTTACCCCTTTCTCCTGTAACTAAAGAAGAATTTTTAGATAAGTTTAGATCAAATATAAGGAAAAACTACGGATATAATGATCCTGACATAGATAGGTTTATAAATGAAACACCTCGTCTTAGAGCAATTGAACAAAATATTATAGACGCTTTTAAGTTAACTGATGATGGTATTGAAAGATTTAATCCAATACTTTTTATGAAGAATCATTTAAAAGAAACTTTACCTACTAGAGCATATAATGATTTCATAGAAAGTTTAAAAGTTTTAACAACCGATGAAATCTTAAAAATAGGGTTTCCTGAAGTAAACGTAGGTGAACTTTCTTTTTATCCTAAAACTAGAGAAGAATTACGAAGGATGTTTTTGAAACGCGGAAATATTCCTAAATACAGAATAAATGAAGTTCTTGAAGGAGTTGAAAATAACAACTCTGAAGTTATGGATCAATTAAAAGAACTTAAATATTCTAACGAAGATTTATTTAAATCTACAGTTAATTTTGATAGAACAGTAGACCCCGCATCTATGAGTAGATTTCTTAAAGAAAAAAGGCCAGTATTAAAAGAAATTTTTGACGAAGAACATTTAGAAACTTTAGATGCTTTAATAGCACCAATGGCTATGATAAAAAACTTGCAAGAATCAGGTAAACTAGCCATGAGTTCTATTCAAAGTGAATGGACAGTTCCTCAAGCTTTAGGTAAAGCAAATAGCATAGTTAGAGGATTTTTATCTCCTAGATATGCTATAACTGAATTTGGTATAATGCACTTTAGGCAAAGTCAATTTCAAATTATGAGAGAATTATTTAATGACAAAATTTTTGCTGAAACTTTTAAAGATATCTTTGAAGCTGGTAATAAAGGAACTGGAGTACCTCAAGATTCTTTAGCGTACTGGTCTGCTAAAATGATAGCTATTCAATCTTCAGTACAAGCAAGATTAGAAAATCACGCTGAAGAAAACGGTATACCTCGTTCTGCTCTTTACGAAAAAATTACAACGTATACTGTGCCTAGATTAATAGAAAATTTTGACGATGTTATTTGGCCTTTTAGTGCTATAGAAGAATATAAAAAACAAGAAGTGTATGGCGCTCCTCCTTTAAATACTAATAGAGATGTAATAGATTTTATGAATCAATGGCTTCCATTTACAAAATTACAAAATGAAAAAGCTTTAAAAGATAGTGAAGAAATGCTTAAAAATTTACAACAATATGGTCAGCAATTTGGTTCTGAAAGTGAACTAAACATTAGTCCTGATATAGAAAATATTTTCAGTAGAAGAAAAATTTTAGAACAAGAATACGGTAAAAGTTTTTCTAAACAAAATCAAAATAAAATACCCGGATTATTAGATATAAAAATTTAAAAAATGAATTTTATAACAGAGCATTGGGATCAACTTATATTCATAGGACTGTTGATCGTTTGGGCTACTCGCTCAAGAGAACAAGTATCTGGTCTTTTAAAAGACACAGAGATACTGCAAAACAACGTAAAAAGCATATCAACTCAAAACAATACACAACAACAAACACTAGTGCAGTTACGTGCTGAACAAGACGTTACAAACAGACAAATAACTGCACTGTGGGAGTTTGTGAACAAAATAAAAGATAAGGTAGGTTAATTATGAATCCACCTAAAGATACATACAATGTCGATCTTAACAACGACGGCGTAATAACAGAGGAAGAACTACGTGCAGCATCTGACGCTGAAAAGATGGACGCACAGAAATCTATGGCGTGGATAGCCTTGATCTCTATGCTGGTGTTTACAGCGTTGGTATTTTTACCTGTATTTCCTGACTCAAGAATCAAAGCTTTAGCAGACCTGTTCTCCTTGTTCTACATAGGTATGGCGGGCGTTGTAGGAGCTTATATGGGGGCATCTGTTATGATGAGTAAGAAGAAGTGATCAGTCTTCTAGGCACTCTTCTAGGCTTTGGTACGTCCATTGTACCTGAAGTATTAGGCTACTTCAAACAAAAGCAAGCCAACGAACAAGAACTCAACATGCTTGAAGCTAAAGCTAAGTATGCTTCACAACTATCAGAACTAAAGCTTAAAGAACTTGACGCTGAAGCAGACATTCAAGAAACAAAGAGTATATACGAACATGATAGAACTATCGACTCTGGAGCTTTTATCAACTCTCTCAGGGGTTCTGTGCGCCCTGTCATTACTTATCTTTTCTTCATGATGTTTATTTGTGTTAAAGGTGTACTCATGTACGCTTTAATCTCTAATCAAAATGTTGATTGGACAGTAGCGATAGAGACAGCTTGGGATTCTGAAACGCAAGCTATATTTTCTGCTATTATAGCTTTTTGGTTTGGTAACAGAGCCATGTCTAAAGCAAGGAAATACATCGCCTCTAAAGAATAAGAAATACGAACCTAACATTACTTTAAAGCTGCACTTTGTTTTTCTTTGTGCAGCTTTTTTTATTTGTAATCATATTGAGACTGATCCAATCGTTCCATAGCTTTTTCTTCAGCTTCTTTTTCAGACAATCCTTCTTCCATGAACTGTTCTACTAAAGTTTCAAGGTAGTTTTGTACTTGCCAATCTAAACTCATTTTTGCATCCTTACTCAATCAACCTCTGCACTTGCGATGCACTGAAAGCGTTGCCCTTGCTTGTCTTGAAGCCTAGAGCGAACAGTTCTTGGGAAACGCTGTTGAGCGATCTTCGTTTCCCTGTCTTAGGTGATTTTCTGCGTAGCCGTTTCGCCTCACACACCAACGTAGGATTCGTTTCGTGGTAACCTTTTCGACCTTCACATTTCCCTACCTTTTTCCGTTTACGATTTCTCGCTGCCCTCATCTTTGATAAGTTCTGCGCTTTCTCAAACTCGGATATCGTACCGAATAGCCGTATTAATTCGTCAAGTTTGTTAAGGTTATGTTTTTGTTGTAATATATTTAAAACACCTTTAACAAACTTGTCTGGTCCTGCACCAAACTTACGTTTTCTAAACCAGCGAAAATATTTTAGACCATCTATTTCCTCACTGTCAGTATGACAAACACTACAAAGCATATGTAAATTTTCTACTTTATCAGTAGACTTTGGATCAGGATGTCCTGCTCTAGATAATATATGCGCTCTTTGTAAAGGAAATCCAACCGCACCACATGCCCAACAAAAATCTTTTGTTAAAACTTCGTATGGATTATCTGCCTTGCGCCAAACATTATTTGATAACCTACAAGCCCAGTATTCTTTTATTTTGTTTACTGAAGGCATACTACGGTTGGTCTTCATTCTTACTGTCCTTCTTACTTTCTGACCCAATTAATCTTTTGTTCCCGTGACCATTTTTTAATATGCGAGTTGTCTCGGTCAAATAAGTTTATCATTTGTTCTTCTGTAATAAGGTCAGCGTCATATATGTGTTCTCCTATATATTCTGTAGAAAACTCATCGCACTCTTCACAAGTAACAGTATCTTTTGCCCATTCAATAGGATTACACGATTTATCTGGATTTAACTTTTGCAAATCATCTTTGTGTAAGACATAACGCACACGGAAAGATGAGACACAAGTTACAACAACATAATCTTTATCCATTTTCACTTCTCCTTTTCAGGCTGTTTCCACCCCCGCGACTGCGCGGTCGCCTCGATCAGGTCCAACTTGGCGTTGATCTCAACCCTGTCGCCAGTGTCAGTGTACGCCCACGCCTTGCTCGCCGCGTCGCCGGGATAGCCCTCACCCCAATGCGCTCTGGCGTCGGATAAGGAGAACCAGCGGCACCCAACCACCACCCATACCCCATTGGCGAAGCGGCAGCCGATGAACTGAAACCCGCGCCGGTCTTGACCAGCGTCGATGAGGTCATCACCCTTGAGCCGCGCGCCTTCGAGGTTAGAGCCTTCGAGGTGGGTGCCCCCGAAGCACGCGCCTCTGAGATATGCGCCTCTGAGGTTCGCGCCTTTGAGATACGCGCCTTCAAGGTCAGTGTTGATGAGGTATGCGCCTCTGAGGTTCGCGCCTTCGAGGTATGCGCCTCTGAGATCAACTTCTGCGAGATATGCGTCTTCAAGGTCAGCGTCGATGAGGCGTGCGCCTCTGAGGTTCGCGCCTTCGAGGTTAGCACTTCTAAGATTCGCGCCTTCGAGGTCAGCCTCCCTGAGATCAGCGTTTTTGAGGGATACGTCCTCTCTGACAGCGGCTTCTGCCGCAGCCATAACCGAAAGGTAGTCCCCCTCAAAAAGCACATCATCAGTAACTTTATGTTGTATCTGCATCGTTTAGCTCCTTTTTTTGGTGCGGGCGGCGGGACTTGAACCCACACTTCCTAACGGAAAACAGATTTTAAGTCTGCCGCGTCTACCAATTCCGCCACGCCCGCTTTGGTGGACCCGGTAGGACTTGAACCTACGACATAACCGTTATGAGCGGTTCGTTCTAACCAACTGAACTACGGGTCCATCAAGCTCCCATACCAAATTGACCACCTTCATCACAATCTACGTTTGATTCTCTTTCGTAATCAGAGATACGGCTAAGACTATCTTTCTTCTTTTCCTTTTTTAGCCAGCATGTCGAACACCAGTAAACATGATCATCTATTACGTCTGCTTTAGATTTACAAGTATGACACCCGTACAACGATTCTAACTTACGTGTTACTATCATTCTTCTTTTCCTTTAAGCTTGTCTACTTCTTTTTCTAGTTCATTAAGTTTGTGTATTCCTACAATGTCTAACATTGATTTAAAGACTATCAAATGAATACATCCATTTAAAGAAAAAAGTAAAACACAACAACAGGAAACAACTTTTATAAACTCCAACATTTTACAAAAATCCATTCGGATGCTCTCTCTTTTATGGAAGGGAGAGGAATCGAACCTCTCGCTACGGTACTCTGACATTCCGTTGCCCGTTTAGTCAGAGGGTCAGGGCATTCGCTATCCAAACCTTCCATAAAAGGGAGAGCATCAGACCACATTGCAATTCAACATTTTCTTTCCACAAGTTACTAATCCTGACTAATTGAAGGTAACAATGATTTAATGGTTTTACTTTGCCTATCAACAATCTCTTTTAACTCTTTAACTCTTAATTGCAATATGTGTACTTGTTTTTGCATCTCTGCTATTTCCTTTTTACACAAATCCTCTCTTGTGAGGAAAGTATTATCACGTACTTCACGTAACCTTCTTCCCATGTAATTCCAATAAGGTTCACGTTTATCAGTCATTTGTACTATTCAGCTTCTTTAATCATTTTATTTTCACCTTTAACTTCAGAATAATCTTTTAGAAAATCTTCTTTATATACAACATTCTTTATATTTGTGTCTAATAGTACCCATGCTTCTTCTTTTTCAATATTATTTTTTGAACATAATCTTATGTGTTCTGAATAGTCTATGTGTAAATCGCTCATTTTACTCATTTTTTTTTCTCCTTTTTGGCCTTGACAGGGGCATAATAATCGTTTAAATACACCCTATCGAAACCCGTGTCAAGAGGAAAAATGAAAAAATGTCGTACCAGCGGAAACAAAACGACCGGAAAAGAGGGTCACGCAGAAGCGTCATGGCGCACAACCTTGAAGACCCTTTGTACAGGAAGCGTGTTGTAGAATCTAAGCGCAAAAAATCAGTAAAAAAAAGATACTCTAATTCAAAACTGCTTAAAATGGTAGACGAAGACGATGACAATTTATACGATTAAGAAAAGATTTTATTCTTATGAGTATTAAAAGTGAAATAAGGTGTAAAAACATGTCAAAAACGGAACTTTTAGTATGTTTAGTAGGCATTTTAATGATTTTTGTGTACTTAACCACCTCCTTCCATTACTAGGACATATTTTTAATTATGATAGAAATGAACGTATCTCAAAATATGCTTGACAAAGCTCAAAAAGCATCAGATAAACTAGGAGTACTTACAAACTCTATATCTCAAGGAAGAGGTAATAAGGCTGGTTATGTAGGTGAGTATTGTGTTATGGATTATCTTCTAAACAATAAACATGATGTTGTTGAAGACAACACTTATGATTATGATTTTTACCTTAACATAAAAAACAATGATAAATTAAAGATTGATGTTAAAACAAAAACAACAGGAGTAAAACCTTTAAGCTACTACGATTGCTCAATAGCAGAATACAACACTAAACAGAAATGTGATGTTTATGTGTTCACTAGAATACTTTACAGCTTAAAAAAGATTTGGTTATTAGGTTGGTTGCCTAAACAAGAATATTTTAATAAATCAACATTCTTAAAGAAAGGAACTGTAGACGAAGATAATGGTTATACAGTAAAAGCTTCTTGTTACAATCTTAAAATTGATGAACTTAACTTGATGGAGAATTTATGAGTATTAAAAAGGCTACGCCTACTCACACTATAGATTGGTATATTAAATGGATTGCTACATTTATACTTATCTTCGGAATGATGTTGACAAGTAACAACGTGTATCCTTTTAATCTATTTGTACATACAATAGGATTGCTTGGTTGGCTAACTGTAGGTATACTTTGGAACGACAGAGCTTTAATTGTTATTAATTCTGTTTCTTCAGCTTTACTTTTTAATGGTTTGGTGAAGTACTATGCAAGTTGAGTTAATTGATTCAATGGGGTCTGATCTTACAGTGGTTAACGCTGCAAGAGTTTCCTTTAACAAAGAATCAGATTGGGAAACGATACTGCCTGCCGGTCCTGTAGAAAACGTCTTGACAGAGAAGGACGAACGGCTTATAAACTACCTTGCCAAGCACAATCACTGGACGCCATTCGGGCATTGCTTTCTTCAGTTTCGCATCAAAGCGCCCGTATTTGTGGCTAGACAGTTGGTCAAACATCAAGTAGGGTTGGTGTGGAACGAAGTATCAAGGAGATATGTTGATGACGAACCAGAGTTTTTTATCCCTGACGTTTGGAGAAAACGAGCCGATGACAAAAAACAAGGATCGTCAAACGACGGTGTTATTCGCTACAATACAGCGCCTTTAATGAAATTTGTTACCGAATGTTATTCTAATATGATTAATTCAGGAATTGCTCCGGAAATGGCAAGAATGATTTTACCACAAAACATGTACACAGAATGGTACTGGAGTGGTAGTTTAGCTGCTTTTGCTAGAGTGTGTTCTCTAAGAACAAAGGATGACGCACAAAAAGAAACTAGATACATAGCAAACAGTATTAGAATAGAATGTAGCAACCTTTATCCTGTATCGTGGAAGGCACTAGATGAACATCTTCTATCTTGACAAAGACCCTATACTTGCAGCGCAGATGCACTGCGACAAACACGTAGTTAAAATGATCCTTGAGTCTGCACAGCTTCTTTCAACAGCGCATCGTTTACTTGACGGTGACAAGCTTGCTGATGAACGAGGTCTGTACAAAGCTACTCACAAGAACCATCCTTCTTCTATTTGGGTTCGTAAATCTTCTGAGAATTATGAGTGGTTGTGGAATCTTTACGACCAGCTTCTTAAAGAATACACTTATCGTTACGATAAAAACCACGCTTCCGGTAGGTTGCTTCATCATTTGTGGCATTTTCCAGTGTACATAGAGCATGACGATTTTACGCCGCCGCCGCAGTGTATGCCTGACTACTGCAAAGGCTCTGACACTGTTGAAGCGTATCGTACCTATTACGTTGTTGAAAAAAGTGATTTCGCAACTTGGAAAAAACGCAACAAGCCTGAGTGGTTTAAAATAGAAAAATCTAATGATAAACCTTCTTATCATGGATTGGGGTTACCTGATGAAACACGTAATTGATATTGAGACTGACCATCTTAATGCCAAGAAAATATGGGTTGTGTGTTCCAAAACAATAGGTAAAAACGAAGTACACGTACACAAAACAAAAGAGGAGTTTCTTTCTCACGGTTTTGATTTTGATAATGATGTGTTTATCGGACACAATGCCGTAGAGTTTGATTTTCCTGTTCTTAAACGTCTTTGGAATGTAAACATAAAGAAAGTTGAAGATACTTTAATTATGTCTAGGTTGTTTGTACCTGATAGAGAAGGGGGACACAGCCTTGAGTCTTGGGGATGTAAGCTTGGTATAAGTAAATTAAAGTTTATAGACTTTGAAAAACTATCAGAAAAAATGATAGAATATTGTAAACGTGATGTTGAAATAACATACAAAATATATTCTATTCTTACTGAGGAAGGTAAAGACTTTTCCCAGCAAAGCATCGACCTTGAACATGACATTGCCGACATAATATCTAGGCAATCTAAGTATGGCTTTTACTTGAATAAGCAAAAGACTTTTGAACTAATAAATAAAACTCAAAGTAAAGCTAATGAAATAGAGTGTAATATTACTAAGTACTTTCCGCCTAAAGTTAAAGTATTGCGTAAGGATTTACCTAAATATACTAAAACAGGTGCTATTTCTAAGGTAGGTTTAAATGGTTTTGATTACAAAGATGTAGTTGGCCCCTTTTGGAAGATAGAATTTCAACCTTTTAACATTGCTTCGCACAAGCAAATAGTTGAAAGAATGAATGAGTCTGGCTGGAAGCCTATTGATTTAACTCCAAAAGGTTCACCAAAAGTAAATGAAACTAATCTTGCTACGTTACCAGAAACAGCGCCAGAATCAGCAAGAAAACTTTCTGAATGGAAAATGCTTACTAACAGGTGGAAAACAGCAGAGTCGTGGATAGACGCTTTAGGGGATGACGGTAGAGTACACGGCAAGGTGTTTACTCTTGGTGCAGTTACGGGTCGTATGACACACAAAGACCCTAATATGGCGAATGTAGTAGCTGTAGATAAACCTTACGGTAAAGAATCAAGAGATTGTTGGTCTTCTCCTAATGATAGCTTTCGTATTGTAGGTATGGACGCTCAAGGTTTAGAATTAAGGATGCTTGCCCACTACATGAATGATGCTGATTACACAAAAGAAGTTCTTTCTGGTGATCCTCACAATGTTACAATGCAAGCATTAGGAATAGATGATCGTAGGTTAGCTAAAACATTCTTTTACGCTTTCATATATGGAGCTTCACCTACTAAACTAGGAAGTATTTTAGGTGTTAGCCCAGTGCAAGGAAAGATACTCAAGGATCAGTTTCTTAAAAACGTACCGAGTTTGGGGGCGCTTTTAAGCAAGGTAGAGGACGCAGCATCGCGAGGGTACATTCGCGGACTCGACGGCAGAAGGCTGTACGTTAGGCACGCTCACGCGGCTCTTAACACCCTTCTACAAGGCGGCGGGAGTATTGTGTGTAAGCAGTGGTCAGTCAATATGGATCGCAGCATACGCTCTGAGAAGCTGAAGGCGAACCTAGTCAATACGGTCCACGATGAGTTGCAGTACGAAAGCCACGCAGATGACGCAAAGCGATTAGTTGAACTTTCAGGCTTGACAATCAAACAAGCAGGGCGTATGCTGAACCTGAGACTTCCGATGGACGCTGAAGCGAAGATTGGAATGTCTTGGGCGGATACGCACTGAAAAAAAAGACTTGACAAGACCTGTTTCAGCCTGTATAATATTAGAACATTTTACCCTTTAAGGAGAAAAAGCAATGGACAAAGTTTTGTATGCAACACTGTACTATCCCAGTTTGTACGAAGTTAATGAAATGTCACAAAAATATGAGGTTACTCTTGGTAATCTTCACAGTGACACAGTTGAAGAACTGGAAAACGCTGGTGTTAATGTACGAATTGGAGAAGGCAAAAAGGAAGATTTTGAATCTTTCATTGTTGCTCGTTCCAAGTTTCCTATCAAAGTTTTAGATGCAGCAGGAAATCCGTGGAACCCTGATGTACGAATCGGAAATGGAACTTACGCTAAAGTTTCCATTCACACTTATGATTATAACTACAAAGGAAAGAAGGGCGTTGGCATTGGTGTTAACGCAGTTATGGTTCTTGAATTGCAAGAGTACACTCCTAACCGTATGTCTCTTGATCCAGAGCCACAGTACTTCAATACTGGTGTTCTTGAGTCTTCCGATAATCTTGAACGCGAATTGATGTAAGAGAGTTTGAGGCCGGTAAAGATAACGCCGGAACAGATAGTTTTGAATCAGAAATGTTATAAGGTGAATGATCGAACTACGGAACCTTATCCTCAATGTTAAGTCTAAGTGGGGTAACTCTAACCGTGAGTTACAGTATCCATAGTGAGGGTTTAACGGGAACTGGATACAACTTGATAGAAGAATGATCTCCTCTTCTATTTGAACTAAAGATGAAGACATCCTGAGCACGATGTAAAACTGCTCAAAATTTTTCTGGTTCCGTAGCTCAAAAGGATAGAGCAATAGACTTCTAATCTATAGGTTGTAGGTTCGAGTCCTACCGGGACCGCCAAAATGAGAAAAAAAGGAATAGACAGGTGCCTTTCAAGGATAAAAATTATTGGAAAGAATATGGTAAAAAAAGAAAAAAACAAATACATTCTTTTGAAAGACAATTTTTTGCTCATAAATATAATGCGTTAAAAAATAGGAATAAAAAGAGGCATCCAGAAAAACTATTTAATATAACTGTAGAATATATAATTGAAATTTTTCCTAAAAACAAAAAGTGTCCTGTATTAGGAATTGAATTTGAAGTTGGTTATAAACATGCGTCTAGTAGTTCTCCTTCTTTAGACAGAATAGACAACAATAAAGGATATGAAATAGGAAATGTAATTTGGGTTTCTCATAAAGTTAATAATATTAAATCAAGTGCTACGCCAGATGAAATAATAAAAGTAGGAGAGTTTTACAAAAAAGTTACTTGAAGAAAGGTCTTTAGAATGACAGTTGAAAAAACAATCCATACTTTAATACCTGATATAAAGAATCTTATATCTGAAGGTAAAGTTGATATAGATGAAAATAACATCGACATATTTCTTAAAGCTATTACTAGTGATTTAAAGAATTTTCTTAATCCTAAAGAAAAGTCTCGTTCTGGTTATCTTCGTATGTCTAGCATAGGTAAAGAAGACAGAAAGATTTGGTACGATGTACACAACAAGAATCAAGTCAAGCATCCTCCAGAGTTGCTGTTAAAATTCTTTTACGGCAATATAGTAGAAGCTTTAATGTTATTTCTTGCTGCTGAATCAGGACACAAAGTAACTAATCAACAAGAAGAGGTAAAGATAGAAGGTATCACAGGTCACATTGACGCTATGATAGACGGTGCTGTTGTTGACGTTAAATCTGCTTCTACTCGCTCTTTTAGAAAATTTAAAACAAGAACACTTTTAGGAAATGATCCTTTTGGATACATTGGTCAGATAAGCGGTTACATGGACGCAAAGAATGTTCTTGAAGGCGGCTTCCTTGCGTTTGACAAAAGCACTGGCGACATTACCTTTATGATGGTGGACGAGCTAACGAAAATAAACGCTACTGACAGAATAAAGCACTTGAAGGAGATTATTTCGCTTGACAATCCTCCTGAGAAGTGTTATGAACCTGAACCTCTCGGAGTTCAGGGCAATTATGTATTGAGTACAGCCTGTGCCTATTGTGATTATAAAAACATTTGTTGGAAGGGTGCCAATAAAGGCTCTGGACTTAGAGTGTTTCAGTACTCCAACAGTTTAAAGTATTTTACTCACGTTGAAGTGGAACCAAGAGTAGAGGAAGTTACTGATGAATTATGAAAGTAAGTACGAAAAGACTCACCAACCTTGTCCTGATTGTGGCTCAAGTGATGCCTTGACAATCTACAAGGATGGTGGGACTTATTGCTTTTCTTGTAAGAAAGCTAGTTTGCCTGAAAATGACACTTCTGACATTAGAGTTGTAGAAAACAACAACCTTACTTTGGGTGATGTGTCTGCAATAGAGTCCAGAAGAATACACAAAGAAACTTGTGTTAAGTATAATGTTATGCAAAAGACTGTCAAAGGAAAGTCTGTGCATATCTATCCTTATTACGATTCTGGTGGTTTTCACATTGCAAGTAAGATACGTTTTGTTCCTAAGCATTTCTTGATAGAAGGACACATTGCTAAAGCAGGGTTCTTTGGTCAACAAGCTTTCGGGAATGGCGGAAAGTATATTACTATTTGTGAAGGTGAGATAGACGCTTTGTCAGCTTATCAAATGTTTGATAGCAAGTGGCCGTTTATTTCTGTGAGAACAGGTGCAGGATCAATTGAAAAAGATATCAACGATAATTATGATTTTCTTAACAAGTTTGAGAACATAATTATATGTTTTGATAATGACGATGCAGGAAAGATTGCATCGAAAGTAGCTTCTGAGTTACTTGCTCCTAAAGCTTCTGTTGTTCGTATGCGCTACAAAGACCCTAACGAATATCTGCTTAAAGGTAAGGTAGCTGAGTTCAAACAGGATTGGTGGAACGCTGAAAGATACACTCCGGAAGGTATTGTGTCAGGTGATAGTCTTTGGGATGAGTTGTTAAAAGGACCAGAGAAGGCTATTGTTCAGTATCCTTACAATGGTATTAACAAATCCACTTACGGTTTAAGAAGCGGAGAACTTGTCTGCATCTGTGCAGGAACAGGTATTGGTAAGTCCAGCTTTATGAGAGAAATTTGTTATCATATTATTTCTAATACTGATAACAATGTTGGCCTTATGTTCCTTGAAGAACCTATCAGAACTACAGCTAAAGCTTTGATGGGAGTTCACTCAAACAAGAACTATCATCTTCCTGATGCAGATTACACAATGGAAGAATACAAAGACGCTTACGACAACACTGTAGGAAGCGGTCGAGTGTTTTTCTTTGACCATTTCGGTTCTAACGCAATTGACAACATCATCAACAGAATAAGGTATATGGTAAAGATACTTAAATGTAAGTATATCATTCTTGACCATATCTCTATTCTTGTAAGTTCTCAAGAGTTCGGAATGGATGAAAGAAAGAACATAGATCAATGTATGACTAAGCTTCGTACTCTTGTTCAAGAACTTGATATTTGTCTTATCATTGCAAGCCATCTGAGGAGAACACAAGATGGTTCGCATGAAGAAGGTAAAGAGTTGTCATTGAACCACCTTAGAGGCTCACACAGTATTGGTCAGTTAAGTGATATCGTATTAGGTCTGGAACGAAACGGTCAAGCTGATTGTCCTGTCGAAAGAAACACAACAAAAGTACGTATCATTAAAAACAGGTTTAGCGGAGTAACTGGTCTTTGTAGTACTTTGTTCTACGACGCAAATACAGGAAGATTGAATGAAGTTTCTTCAGAAAACATCGCTACAAACCACGTTAACAATGTTAAAGATAACGAGTTAATGTAGAATGCCAGTTTATGTTCAACAAAAGGTTCTTACAGAAGATGTCATCAATAACAGCAACGTAATGTTTGCGTATCTAGAGAACGACAAAAAGTCTGGAGGAACCGCTTTAGCTACTTTTCTTAGAGACTCTGATCAAGGAATAGGTATAAGATTAAAGAAGTCTCATGGTGATCAGATAGGTTGTTATTGGGATGACAAAGAGTTCAGATACAACACAGATAAGATGAAGGAAGATATAGGAAGTTTGGAAGAGTTGTTAAAAAACGAAAGAACTGTTGTGTTTGCAAAAGGAGACTTTGATTCGTACAATGAACAAAGGTTTCTTGAAATATCACCTCGTTCTTACAAGTATTTTAAGAACAGAATTACCAAACTTCTTCGTATCTACAGACCGTAACATGGTTAAGAAGTACAAAGATTACAGGTTTCGTTCTTTGTTTGAAAGAGACTTTGCACGTGATCTTGAAGAAAGAAACATAGACTATGAGTACGAAACCAAAAAGCTATCTTGGATTCCAAAGCCTAGAGTTTATACTCCTGATTTCTATCTTCCAGATTATGATATCTACATAGAAACTAAAGGAAGATTCACATCCTCTGACAGAGTAAAACATCTTTGTGTAGCAAACCAACATCCAGACATTGATCTTAGGTTTGTGTTTATGACTCCGTTCAACAGACTTTCAAGATCATCTAAAACAACGTATGGTGATTGGTGCAGTAAGAATGGTTTTACATTTTCTAAAGAAAGGATACCGAAAGAATGGATAAAGAAGAAAAAGAAATAAAAGAAATGATTGAAGAAGAGGAGAAAGATTTAAAACCTAATAGGATATACATTATTCTTGAAGATAATAAAAAAAATCCGTTAAATGATAACGGAGTTTTTACAGAAATGGAAGAAGAAGAAGACGATGATGATGACGGTTATTTCAGTGTAAAAGTTGTTGACACAACTGACAATTCTGACCCAAGAGAATCTATGTCTTTTGTAATTTCTCAAGGACTCTTTTGCATACTTCAAGAATCTTTGATGGAAGTTTATACGAAAGGTTCGCAATCTATCCTTAATCAAATGGGCGATAATGTTGTAGACCTTCTACCTAATTTGTTAGATAAAGCGAAAGGACCGCCCGATGGCAGCGGATATCATTAATCATCCTAAACATTACAACATGCAAGGTTTAGAAGCTATTGATATCCTTCAAGCTTCTATGACTGACGAAGAGTTTAAAGGTTACCTAAAAGGTAATATTTTGAAGTATCTTATAAGATATAAACATAAGGGAAAACCAAAAGAAGACTTGTTAAAATCTTCTTGGTATCTTAACAAACTTATAGAGGGAGTAGAGTAAACATGTTACCAACAGATTATCAAAACTTTATACACCTATCTAGGTATTCACGTTGGATAGATAAAGAAGAAAGAAGAGAAAATTGGAAAGAAACTATTGATAGGTATCTGTCATTTATGTCAGACCACCTTAAAGACAATTACAACTATACTATTCCAGATGATATGTATTCTGAGATAGAAACTTCTATGTTAAAACTTGAAGTTCTTGGGTCAATGAGAGCATTGATGACTGCCGGTCCTGCTCTTAAAAGAGAGAACATTGCTGGTTATAACTGTTCTTATCTTCCTATTGATTCACCACGATCTTTTGATGAGTGTTTGTATATTCTTATGAATGGAACTGGCGTAGGTTTTTCAGTTGAACGACAATATGTCAACAAACTTCCTACTATTCCTGATATTGATTTTGAAAGTTCTGATGATCTTATATCTGTTGCAGATTCTAAAGAAGGATGGGCAAGAGCGTTACGTGATCTTATTTCTTTTTTGTACACCAATCGTATTCCTAAAATAGATACGTCAAAAATTAGACCGGCTGGTGCAAGACTTAAAACTTTTGGTGGACGAGCTTCTGGACCTGAGCCTCTTATTGACTTGTTTGATTTTACAATCAACATATTTAAGAAAGCTAAAGGTAGAAAGTTAACGTCAATCGAATGTCACGATATCATGTGTAAGATTGGACAGGTTGTTGTTGTAGGTGGAGTACGTAGGTCTGCACTTATATCTTTGTCAAATCTTACTGACGAGCGAATGCGTATGGCTAAGAGTGGAGAATGGTGGGTAGATAATCCTCAAAGAGCTTTAGCTAACAACTCCGTTTGTTACACAGAGAAACCTGATATCGGTATCTTTATGAAAGAATGGTTGTCACTGTATGAAAGCAAAAGCGGTGAACGAGGTATCTTCAACAGGATTTCTGCAAAAGAAAAAGCTTCTTCTAATAACAGAAGAAACGGAGAAATAGATTTTGGAACTAATCCTTGTTGTGAAATTATTCTTAGACCTTATCAGTTCTGTAACTTGTCAGAAGTTGTTTGTCGATACAACGACACGATAGAAACAATTTTAGATAAAGTTAGAATTGCTACGATTTTAGGAACATTTCAAGCTACGTTAACTAACTTCAATTATCTTCGCAAGCGTTGGAAAGATACTACTGAAGAAGAAAGATTACTTGGTGTGTCACTTACAGGAATCATGGATTGTCCTGCTGTCTACAATGCGTCAGAAGAACAATTGCAATGGCTTAAAGAAAGAGCAGTCTTTGTCAATAAAAATTTGTCAGCCGAAATAGGTATTAATCAAAGTACTGCTGTCACTTGTGTCAAACCATCAGGAACCGTGTCACAGTTGGTTGATGCTGCTTCTGGTATTCACGCAAGACACAACGACTACTTTATTCGTACTGTAAGAGGAGACAACAAAGACCCGTTAACTGAGTTTATGCGTGATATGAATATTCCAAACGAACCTGACTTCACGTCACCGGATAGTGTCACAGTATTTTCATTTCCTATGAAAAGTCCAGACAATGCAATTTGTAGAAATGATATGTCAGCACTAGAACAATTGGAATTGTGGTTGAAGATTGCAAACAACTATTGTGAACACAAACCTTCTGTCACTATTTCTGTCAAGGAACATGAATGGCTTGAAGTTGGTTCTTGGTGTTGGAATAATTTTGGTGCGTTGTCAGGAATATCTTTTCTTCCATTCTCTGAACACACATACAAACAAGCACCATATCAAGATATTGACAAAGATATGTATATTGATTTGTCAACCAAAATGCCTTTGTCAATTGATTGGAATGAATTACAACAATATGAAAAAGGCGACACTACAACAGGAACACAAGAGTTGGCGTGTACTGGTGGAGTTTGTGAAATTGTAGACATAGGAGCGTAGAAAATGATTTCAACAATACTTATTACTACTGCTTGTTTTTTGTCAGTACCAATAATTTTGTCAACCATAGTATTTTTGTCAACCTTATAGTATGTCAACGGATAACATAGAAGCATTGTTATCGCAGATTACAGTGACATTGACTCAAGATAGTACTATTGTTGTTAAACAAAGAATGACGGATATAGGAACCTTGTTATCAGTATTTGAAGAAGAAATGCCGGACTATCCTTATATCGTGCCATTAAAGAACTACGTAATGGACTTACAAACTGTTACTAAGGATTATCTTGATAGTTTAGATAAAATATCTATATCAGATTGAACTTATATCTAAGATAAAATAAATGAAGGCTCGGCGCAATTTTCTCTTGACTGCGCTGGGCCTTTCGTTTATTAGATAGCCTGTTAATGCTCTAACCTATAGAAAAGGCTTGTAAAATGAACACTGCATCGAAAATTGAGTACACGCGCCGCGCCGATGGTAAATGGAACAAATGGGAGCTTCATCGTGCGGATATTTTCGGGGATTATAGCCACGTTGAGGATTGCAGCAATAGCAATTCGTATGTTCAGAAAGTTTGGATTTTGACGGGCGTTTTCGATTGGAATATTAGCCTTTGCGATATTGAGGCGAAATAATGTGTGATTTGGACAAAATTACGTTTGTTTATGATGACGTATCAGGCGAAGCGTTACCTGATACGGAAACAGTGAAGAAGTTTTTACAATGGCGTAAAGACATAAACGAATCGGAAGTTTATACTTCCATTTCCCTTTACTATTTAGACTTCATAGATGACGTAATCGGTGAACTTGAATACCAACGTGATATATTGGAAAAGCTTGATTACCAACGTTATATATTGGAAAAGGAAGAAAAAGATAACTTCAATAAACCGCTTTCACGTTATCTATGGGAGAAAAAAGTAGAAAGTAGCTACACGATACTTCCGAAATGGTTTTATAGTAAAAGAGAATGCGATAGGCAATATGCTGAGTATTGCAACGTGTATAATCGTAGCAATAGAAACAAGGAAAACAGTTGATGGGTGCTATACCGCAAGTTATCAAGCCGTTATCTGACACGTTGAAAATATCTAAGATGTCAGGCAAGCTCGAAGGGTTCAAAGCGTTAAACACAAACACGCTTTCAAATGAGTTTTGTGTTGAAATGTACAATTGCGGAAAAAAAGATGTTATTTGTACATTCTGCTACAGTCACAGGATGTTGAATACATACCGTAAATCTTGTGTCGATTCGTGGCAACAAAACAGTGATATTCTAAGCAAAGGCTTATTGAAAGAATATCAATTACCTTGTATCTTGGAAAATCAATTCCGCTTTCACGGACACGGCGAATTGATTAACGAAACACACTTGCGAAATCTTGTCTTGATTGCAGAATATAACAGTCACTGTAATTTTGCATTGTGGACGAAACGCAAGAATATTGTTCGTGCAGTATTCAAGAAACAGGAACGCCCCTATAATCTTATCTTGATATACTCAAACCCTGTCATCGATAAGGTTATGAGAAAGCCGCCAAAAGGCTTTGACAAAGTGTTTAACAATGTCAATAATCCTACCGATGGTGAAAACTGCACTGGTCAGAAGTGCAAGGATTGTCTGGCTTGTTATGAGATCAACGATACCAACGTAATCATAGAAAGAAGGAAGTAAGTGAAATGCTGAATAAATCCGCAGAGTTTTTTACAGGATATGATGAATTGAGCAAGCTAGGATACTTTAATAATTACATTCAAAATTGGATCGATTTACTAGGTAACAATATTTTCACGGTCCAGTTTATAAAAAAGAACGGGGATTTGAGAACTATAAACGGGAGATTAAATTGTCATAAATACACAAAACAAGGTAAACCACAAAACAAGGTAAATACTGAAACACTGTGTATTTTTGATATGAAAAACAAGTGTTATAGAAATGTCAATATATATCGTGTTGTCACTCTATCTTGTCACCATGTTGTGTTTAGATACAGCACACACTTTGTATTGAAAAGACAGTTTGGTAAAATACCTGTTTTGGCAGACACAAAACCACTAACATAATTTTGTCAGCAATAATTTTGTCAGCCATAATTTTGTCAGCAATAATTTTGTCAGCCATAATTTTGTCAGCAATAATTTTGTCAGCCATAACTGTATTATGGAAATAGACACCGCGACCACTACGCCGGGTTCGGGGCGGCCTCGCCAGCCGCCTCCGAGCCGCCTTTTCCGTCGATTCTTGTTTTGTGTTTTTGTTTTACGTTCTTTTTTATTCTTGTTGTTTAAATGTTTTTTCACCAGCGCAGCGGTCGGCGTTTTGTCCCTTTTTTTTCTTGTCCTTGTCTTGATTTGGTTTATACTCCTACTTGTCGCGATTGGCGTGACGATTTTTCACTTTTAAGAGAAGGAAACGAAGAATGTCTCACGAAATTGAAACGATGGCATTTGTCGGCGAGACGCCGTGGCACGGGCTAGGTCAGACTATTGACATGGCCGACGCTGGCGATCTTCACGGCTTTCAGGTTGCTGCTGGGCTTGATTGGGATGTACTTTTAGAGTGCAACTGCAAGCCTAACGGCGACATAATCGAGGGTAGCTTTTTTATTGAGCGGCAAAGCGATGGCGCAGTTCTAGGGAAGTGCGTCACTGAAAAATATCTGCCTGTTCAGAACTCCCAGCTATTTGACTTCTTCCGGCCTTATGTTGAAGACGGCAGATTGTATATTCACACTGCCGGAAGCCTGTTCAACGGTCGTAAGGTTTGGGTGATGGCGTCGCCTATGAAAGGGTTCACGCTTGACGGTAATGACGAAGTTAAAAACAACGTTATCTTCACGCTTGACCACACTGGTTTGGCAGCAAACAGCATGATCCTGTCTCCTGTTCGTGTCGTGTGTAACAACACGATGCAGTTGGCTATCAGACAACAAACCGACGAAGTGCGCCACAATCACAAGGTTGTGTTCGATCCCTCTATGATGGATGAAGCCCTTAACTACTTCAACGCGGCGTTCGACGAATACGAAGAGGAAGCGAAGAAGATGGCGCGGCGGTATCTGACCGGCGAAGAAACGCTTGATTATTTCCGTGGCGTGTTCGGTGCGAAAGTTCGTGAAAAAGATGGCAAGGTCATCGAAAGTCGCAACGTACAAAAAGCACTCGCGATTTCGGTCGGAAAAGATATCGAAACCAAGTCTAAGGGTAAAAGCAATAAAGCCAAGCTCGAAGCCATCGAAAGCTTGATGGCTGAAGCGGCGCAAACCGGCAAGCTTATGACTGCGGACGACCTTGCCGCTATCACTGGCGACAACGACACGACCAGCGCCGTCACGTCGGCGAATATCAACCCCGGTCACGATCTCGACAGCGCGCGATCTGACGATGGCCGCTTGTCGGTCTGGGGTGCTTTGCAGACTGTGACGAACTTCGTAGACCACAACCCTGCTCGGAGTTATCGTTCGAGCGACCACAAGCTTCAGCGTGCTTTCTACGGTCCTCCCGCCGGTCAACGTGATTACAAGGCTGCCGCGCTCCATGCTGCGCGAGAATTGGTAGCGGCTTAGTGGTCGAGTTAGTTCTGGTGCTTTATAGAATAGCCGTTGTGATTGTCGTGTTTGGTGTTTTGATGCTGATCGCGCAGCTATTCTAAAAGAAAAGTGAAAGCAAAAATCGGGGGGCCGCGTCATACCATTTGCGCGGCCTCCTTTTTTGTGTGTATAATCCGGCATCGCAACATTGAAAGGATACCAAAGATATGACCAAAGATAACGACAACGCGAACTGGAAATGGGGATGGTCGCCAGAGATCGACGCCGACGATGAGCGCGGATACTTTCAGACCAAAACAGAATTAGTCGCCGCTTTTTTGTACGAGGTAATCAAGCCGAAGCTTTCCGACGATGCTTGGGATACGCTCATTAAAGCGATTCACAACGAGCGAGTAAGCAGCCCAGCCGGCATTCAATCTCCCGGTCGCGTGCTGGCGAATATGCTGGTGCGGGTAACCGCGTTTGATCATCTTTTCTACACGTTTGAAAAAGAGGAACGGAGCAAGGAAGAGCGCGCTGCGAAAGAGCGGCTTTTGGAAGAGCTTAACGACCGCGCTGCTAAATACTACAGCGCCACAAAATTCTTTTGAGAGAAAGGGGAAGACAAATGATAGCAAAGATAACACTCGGTGCGGCATTGTTGGCTTACGCGGTCATATGGATTGCGCTGGCCGACATGCTGGTCTTCATCTGGTCCGGGCTGTTGATGTAGCTATGATGACGCGAGACACAATCCACGACGTGGTTTTTGGTGCTGTGTGCTGCGCTGTCGTGCTGGTCACGCTTTGGGGCTTTATCGGATGCTGATCGACGTTATCGTCTATGCGTGCTTGACAACCGCCGCAACGGCGCTATCCTACTACGCATTCGCAACCTTGCTTTGAAGGGAACACAACATGGCTGAGATCAAAATCCCCGAGCCGAAGCACAAGTCTGCCGAGCGTGTAACAATCGACATGATCGAGGAAGAACGTACCGACGACGACACCGTGCGGACTTTTCGCCCGTCCAGCGTGACGCGGAGGAAATACGTTTATTTCGAGCCAACTTTCGCGGTTCACGACATCTGAGGCCGATGAAGCCTCTTTAACTTCTCCCTCCCAAACTTAACCCGCCAACGTTTTCGGCGGGTTCTTTTTTGCGCTGAATTCTGCAAAGCACAGGAATATATCTGCAAGGCGCTGGATTGGTTGCGGAAAGTATTATTCGGAGGGTATCTGATTTGTGCGCCCACCCCCCCTCTACAGTCTTAAAAACTTTTGTCATTAGGACGATCTAAAAAGCACACGGGAAGGCGCGGAAGATTGCAATGACTAGAAGTACTGCAAAGATGCGAAGGGTTTTCCCTATATAGCTATAGGTTCGGCGAGGATATAGTCAATTTCTGTCATTTTTAACATAAAATAACAATCAGGGGCGGGATTGGGCCACTGGCCTCCCCTATACCAGTATATACAAAGCCAAGAATTTTTTTATATTTTTAAACAAGGTACATGTAAAAATGCTTATAAACTACTACTAAGCCTCTACTCAGTACTAATTAGTATCCCTTATCATATGTATATACTACCCCGGCGCAGGAGTACCTCCTATTATACACCTGAAATAGCATCTTGTCAAGTAAAAAATGCACGTAATGTTATTTTTTTTAAAAGCACCATACCACCCCCTTCCATTACTAGGGACATATTTTTTTAAATAGCACCAAAACCCACTACTTTCCACTACTAGAAGAACATATTTTTTTATTTTTTTTTAATTTTGTTTTCTTTTATAATCAATGACTTACTTGAAATCGTACTTTTTTAGTGCATTTTTTACTTGACAAAGTGCTAAATTGTTGTTATAATGTATAATTAAGGTAAAAATAGTAGTCTTGGAATCATATCTCCTCAAATGAAAGCACAAATAAGAGAGAAAGGATTGATCGACACTATTTTAAGCCAAGAAAAAAAAGCTAAAAGAGCGGACAAGAGAGAGAGAGAGAGAGAGAGAGAGAGAGAGAGAGAAAGAAACTCATGTTTAAAGCAAGAATAGTTTTATTTTTATTTATTTCTTGTATTATTGTGTTTTTCAGCAGTGTTACTAGTTCCGCTAAAGCGTGGAAGAAAGACGACATTATTCACTCCAACATTGTGTGTTTAAGTGAAGAAACTATTCTTGAAGTAGCAAGACAAGACTCAATAAGCCTTGAAAATGCTTCTTCTTTTGTACAGGCTTTATTACAACAAGGTAGGTGTGTATCTTTTATGCGTCCTACAGAGTTTCAAGTTGACAAGGTTTTTCTTTCGTACAAAGATTACTTAAAAAGAGAAACTTTCATATTACAAATCAACTACATCTTCAGCGACAACAATCCATTTGGGTTTGTGATTGCTTTACAAAGACCAAACATATGAATGAAAGAACTAGATTGTTTATTAGAAATAGTTATACGTATGGCATCTAAAGCGTGTAAAAATCTTTACTGTCACTGCGAAGAGTGCAAAGGATGCACTTGCAAGTATATGTGTACCAATGAAACCTGTAACTGCAATAAATCATCAGAAGACCTTAATTCATCAAATGACGGTTAACGACAGCATACACCCGTCTTGGCTTAATCCTGAACACGACGACGGCTTTGAAGATAGAAAATTTAGACAGTGTACTAATTGTGATCACACTCTTTTTCTTGAAGATGTAGAAAACAATCTTTGTTCAATGTGTGGACACGAAATAATTTCAGATATATGGAGATAAAGTTAAAGAATA